TGAGCGTCTTCTTGCCTTTGATGTCGGCGAGTTGCTGCTCCCACTTGATCAATGCCTGCGCCTGGGCGCCAACACGCTCAGTAGCGATGCCCTGAGCATTGAGTGAGGCGTTCTGTTGGAGCAGCACGGCCTGGGTCTGGCGAGCGGCGTCCAAAGCCTTCATTCCGGCGTCTTCGGTATAGGCCTTTGGCTTTTCCTGGCTTTTATCGAACTTGGCCTGGATGTCCGCGACTACCTTGTCGATTTCCGCCTGAGACCTGCCGGCCTCGACACCAAGCTCCCTGGCATCGGCGATGTCCTTCGCCAGCTTGGCCTGATCAGATAGCTCCTTCTTGGCCAAGGCATTGAACTTGCTGGTGGCCTCAATGCGAGCCTGATCCTTGCGGCCTTCATCGCCGGCCAGAGCTGCCCTGGATTGCTCCACGACAAGACCGGTCTTGAGTATGGTCAGCCGTCGTTCAAGCGCCTCATTGGAGTCGTCATTTTCTCCATCATCAAGGCCAAGAGCACTGTTGAGTCCGCTAAGTCCATTGGACACGGCGCCAGCCAGTCCGCCTTCTTTGCGGGTCCTGAGAATTCGCTCAATGATCTCAATCTGCTTCGCCGAGTCGGGGAACAGTTCGCCGCGAACCTTGCTGTAGGCATTGCTGATAGCCGTTCCAATATCGTTCCAGTCGCGTTCGATATCAGAAAGAGAATCTCGGTATCGCTTGAATCTTGCCTGGGCGTTCTGGTTGAGGTTTTCACTCAGGACGTCAAGAGCCTCCTGTTTTTTGCCTTGGTCATCAAGGCCCTTGATCACTTCATATTGAGCGCTGGTCAGTAGCCCGTATTGAGCGCTGATCTTCTCGGCGGCTTTGGTTGCGTTATTCCCCATGTCGCCAAGGGACTTCGCAACGTCACCCGCACTTTTCCCGGTGAACTCGCCAATTGCGGTTGCTGCTTCGGCCAGGTTGCGGAATTGGACCTGGCTGAGCCCCGAACTGGCTGCGAGAGCAATAACAGCGTTTTTCGCTTCGCCCAGGCGACCAGTAATCTCGGATGCGTTCTTTGCGATCGCTGAGAGGGTTCCGGCAGTTTGCCCCGAGCTTGCGGAACCGGAAAACAATGCCTTGTTAAATGCGCTTGCTTCCTTTTCGGCATCGTAATAAACCGCCGCAAGGGTCCCAAGGCCCGCGGCAAGCACCGTGAACGGATTCACCAGGCCAAGGATGTACCCGCCAAGGGCCTTCGCCGCCGGTCCGATGCCACCGAACATGTCCTTAAGCTGGCCGCCCTGCTGTAGGAACACAGTCAGCGGTGCCTGGCCGCCCTGGAGAGACGTGGCGATGTCCGTGAACTGAGCCGGAACCCCACGCAGTGCCGCCGCTGTTGCTTTGGCGGTCATGCCGGTCTTGTTCAGATCGGTATTGAATCGGCCGAGATCAGCGCGCGACGTGTTGATCTTTGCCTGGTAGTCGGAAAAGGTGTCCGCGTCGATCAGCCCGAGCTTGCGGTTCTTCGCCAGCTCTTTCTCTTGCCTGTCCAGCTCGCCGAGCTTGCGCGTAACCGGATCGATGCTGCCCAGAAGCTCTTCGAGCTCCTCCCGCTGGGTTTTGACCTTCTTCCCGGCGGCCTGGGAGGAATCGCCGACCGCATCAATCCCTTTGGCGGCCTTGTCCATTGCTGGCTTGGTGCGGAGCCCGGCGCCCTCCAGGGCCTCAAGCGCCTTGCGCGTATCGGCCGCCTTTTGCTCGGCATCGCGGCTATCGATCTCAAGGACCAGGCGTGAAGTTTGAGCCATGTTGCCTCCGGGCAAAATTGCCGCAGGGCGGCGGATCAGTCGTCGTTTTCACTCAGGCACATGGCATCGAGCACAAACATCACCTCGTCCACCTCTCGGCGGTCCAGCGGGGATGGATGGGCATCAAGCCAATCTGAGATTTCTCGGGCGGACAGTGGGAGCGGGAACGCTCCAACCATGGTGGTGATGAACCGGCGGCCCCGGCAGACGCCGAAGAAGGTTTCAAGCAGGTGCTTGGTGATGGGGTCAGTCGGCGGCTCTTCGGGGATCGCCATGCGCAACCGCTCGTAGATGGCTCGGCGCTTATCGGCCTGGCCGCCCCACTCCCGCTCCCACTCGAACCGGGCTACTGCTTTTCCACGGTTTCAGCCAGTTCCTTGCTTGCTTCGACGGTGGACTTGCTGCCCTCCTTCAGGACGAACAGGAAGAAGTCGATGTTGGACTCGAGCAGTTCAGTGCAGGCGCCCACGTCGAACTTGAGGGGGTTCCCCTGATCGTCCTGCACGCCGTCCCAATCTTTGACGACGAACTGAGCCAGCAGCGAGCAATGACTCTGGTGCTCGGTCTTCTCGCCAGGAACCACCCCAATTTCGCCCTCTTCGAACCTCGCGTCGTTGCGCTGAATGCGGCGACGAACACGCTCGAGGGCGATCAGGTATTCAGGGTTATCGATGCCGCCCAACTGAATCTTGGTGTCTTTGTCGAACTTGGCCCAGCGCAGGTCGCTGACTGGTGCCTTCTTGCTCAGTGTGAGAGCCATGCTGAATCCTCAACGCCACGCCAATAAAAGGACCGCCCCGGCTGGCGTTCAAGCCGGAGCAGTCAAAGGGGTTCGTGTTACACGGTGACCGTGATCGTCGCGGTGTCGGTCTTGGTGCCGTCTGCCACGCTGGTGGCGGTGATGACCGCAGTACCGGCCGATACGCCTGTGACCAGGCCGGAGCTGTTCACGGTCGCCACGCTCGGGGTTGCGCTGGACCAGGTAACGGCCTGGCTCGCACCGATTGGCGCCACAACGGCAGTCAGTTGCTCGGTCTCTGCAATCGCGATGGAGGCGGTGGCAGGCGTCACCGTCACGGAAGTTACGGCCGTTGGCGATACCAGGCGGGTGATGGTTGGGCTGATCTTGGCGACGGTGTAGTTCAGCGTCACCTCGATCAGGTCGCGCTTGCCGCCGCTCGGAAGCTCGCCATCCACCTCCACCGCGGGGAAGTTGAAGGTGTACTTGTTGCCCAGGGCGTCGGTGATTGGAAAAACAACCGAGATCGGCAAGCGAGTGAAGGTCTTCTTCCAGATCTCCCATGCGCGCTTCGACCAGGCCAGGGTGATGGTGCCGGTGATGGCCGCCTCGGTGGCGATCTGGGCGCCCGGGCCGAGCTTGGTGTTCCCGATGCAGCGCTGGGCCTGGAGGCTGTTGTCCAGATTGATGGTCATTGCCGATACGCAGGCCACGCCTTCCAGGCTTTCGCCATCAACCATCACCGTGCCGACATGGTTGTTCGACAGGAATGGCGTGGTGGTGGGCGCGTTCGGAGACACGACAATCGGGTCTTCACTGTCGGCGTAGTCCAGACAGGCCATGTTGAACGTGGTCGTCACCTTGCCGTCGGACGGGATGTCCAGGGCGAAGGTCGACACGTGGGCGCCCTTGAACACGCTGTACACGCCGACGTCGTTGTAGCCCTTGGCGATGCTGTAGGTGCTGCGGATATCCCCCACAGACAGCACGTCGCCGGTCCAGGCGCCATAGAAGGCAGCCTCCAGCAACTGATCGAACGACGCGAACGAGAACTCTGCCGTCAAGTCGCCGCCGATATCGGTGCTGGTGGCGACAGAGCCCTGGCTGATACGCGAGTCGGTGATCTCATCACTGACTGCGACGTTTACGGTGGGGGTCAGCGCGTTGCCAGTTAGGCGCAGCGTGTCCCAGGTGCCTGCCGGGGTAACGCCTGGCGTCACCTCTTTGATGATGTGACTTACAACCTTGGCTCCGCTCGACATATTGGTGTCTCCTGATTGCGGGCATAAAAAAACCCGCTCAAGGCGGGCGGGCGGTGTTGCCTGGATCAGCCGGCGCGGAACCGGATGTTCACGTTGATCTGGTAGAAGCCTTCAAACTCGCCGGCAACCACTTGGCTGGCCTCCATGCTTTCAAAGTCACCGGACATCCAGTAGGCGAAGTGCGCTTCGAGCGCATCGGCCAGCTCGTTGATGGCCCTGGTCCCGGTGTGCACCCTGGCAAAGCACTGAGCGCTGATTTGCCCAGGCTTGCGGGTATATGGCTGGTCTGCCATGCCGGCCATGAAGGCCGTGCCGTACTGGATATTCAGCCTGCACCAGAGTCCGGTCGCCGGCGGCGTGAACACTTCCGGCTGGTTCGGGTAATCGATCCGCGCCTGGTCAATGCCAGTGAAGGCCACCATGCGTCCGGTGATGAGCGCCCTGATTTGCTCGAAGGTCATGTTTTGTAGGCCTCGGATACGCTGATGAACGCTAGGTCATAGACCCCGTTGGGCGCTTGCTTGGAATGCCCAAGCTCGATCATTTCCCCGTAGGGGATGTTCGTTTGGATGTAGATGACGGGGAACTGGCCTGAAGCCCTGATTAGCATGCCGCCCTTGCTGATCGTTTCGCTGCCTGACGGGTCTATGTTTTCGGTTATGGACATGTCTGGCGCGCCGATAGAGACCGTATGGCTGCCACGGTATCTGCCGCCCACATAGCCCTGCCCAGCTGCCTTGGCGTCGACAAAGAAGTTCTCTTTGCGCTCACGCTGAGTCAGCTTCTTGAATTTCTTGCGGCCAGTGTTGCTGGCGTTGCGTGCATCGACATTGGCGTCATAGGCATCGGCCAAAGCCACGTTCCTGCTTTTGAGTGCGATGTTCGCCTGCCAAAGGTCGGGGTTGCCGACAGGAGAGCGAGCCACAACCTCATTGAGCATCGCCAGTGCAATAGCACGAGCCATTTCCGTAACTTCCTCGCCAGCCTGATCTGCGAATTCCGTTAGGCTGTGACTCCAGCCGGCTTTAGCTGCCATCAGACCTTCCTCAGCTGGATCTCGAAATGCGCGCCTGCTGGATCCTTTTTGACGTTGACCACGTCGAAATCGTTGATCTTGTGGCCGATGTCCGGAGTGCCACCAATCGTTTCGTTGGTCAGCGCGATCAGCAACTGGTCAGTGGCGCGAATGTTCACGCCGTCCACCTGATCCATCTTGAAGGCGTCGAAAGTTCCCCGCCCCGTGTAAGCAATCACCACAGGGGGCCCGGCCACCTCTGTGACCGGATCCCAGGTTCCTGGCAGTGTCACGCCGCCGCTGAATGGCTGCACAGCGTCCGCCAGGTCGGTATCGAAGGCCTCGGCGAGATCCTTCTGTATGTCGTCTCGCAGGCCCATATCAGCACCTCACGACTTTGACCTGGCCTGAGCCGAGGTAATGAGCCAGCAGAGCCAAGGCGAAGGACTCGCCAGCGCTGATGGTGCTGGACGACTCAGAGAACGACTTGCTGCTAGAAACACTGCCAGCACTGACAGACTTGGCCGTTACGCCGGTTTCCTTGGCTCCGTAGATGTTGCCGGCGGCTGCCTCCCTGGCAATCTCGGCGCCGGCCTGGATCACATCATCCGGGATCGGGTCGAACTCTGGCAGACCGAGATTGGTAAGCCAGGTGTTCGCCATCAGCACCGCGCGCGGCTTCTTGTCTTCGGTGGTCCATGTCGGCCCAAGCAGGGCGTCCACGTCCGCCACGGTGATGTAGGTAGTCATCTGGACTCCGTTTCAATGATCGGCCGTAGGCCTGGTGTTACGCCTTATCTAGTTCGTCGACCTGCTTTTGCAGCGACTCTTTCGAGGCGTTGGAGCGGTAGGTGACTTTCGCGGCATCCAGCTTGGCTTTGAGCTCGGCGACCTCATTGGCCTCGGCGCCATCCTGGCGGGCTTTCTCTGCCTGCTGGAGGAGATTGTCGACCTGCAATTGCAAGGTCTTGGCTCTTTCAGCTTCGCCATCACGCTCGCGGATCAGGCTTTCAGTGCCAGCGTTCACGGCCTCGAACATCAGGAACAGGCGTTCCGCTACAGGGCCAAGCTCACCGTCCGGTGGCGCCAACTCTTGGGCGGCGAACGAATCAACGATCAGGCCGACAGCTTCGAGCTCGGCGAGGAAGGCATCGATATCGACCCCCGAACTGCCCGCGCCAACAACCAGCACACGCGCCGGAGCAACTTCACCCTCAATCAGCGTGTGGAATTCTGGATTGAACTCGGACTCATCGATCAGGACATGATCGCCCTGCCCTTCGCCCCACGGTTTTACTTTGAGCTGTTTCATGCGGATCTCCAGTCAATGCCCCGGGCCCGAAGGCCCGGCGCCGGTTGATTAACCCAGCAGAATACCGATGTGCTCGGATTTGACCGCAGCGCAGCCCCAGGCCATCGCGATCTCGTACTGCATCTGACGGTACTGGGCGTACATCGAGATCTCGAAGCTCAGGCCGGTCAAAGGATCGGTGATGATCATGCGATCCACCGCGGAGTCGCCCTGCTCCGGCAGTGCCGGGGCGCGGGTAGCCAGTGCGATGGCCGAGCGAGCGAAGAACATGTTCCGCGCGCTGGTCGCCGACAAGGTGATGGCGGTTGCAGCGGCAGGGATGGCCTTCATCAGGCCAGGCGCTGCCAGGGTGATGGTGCCGCCACCAGAAACGTCGGCATCACCAGCGATCACCACGTACTTGTTGGGGTCGCCGGCGAAGCTGACCACATCACCAGCCAGGATGGTGCCGGTACCGGCCGAGGCCAGGGTGATGGTGGTGGCGCCGACAGCGTAACCGGTGGTGTTGGTGGTGGAAGCGGCACCGGTGCCAGCAATCACGGTCTTGACCTGGGCCGACTGGCGCAGGGCCAGGTTTTGCAGGCGGTCGGTGATGCCGTTGCGCAGCATGTCCTCACGGCCCGACTCGTTGACCTTGAACAGCACGGACTGCTTGCCACGCAGGTTCGCCATGGCGCCGGTACCGAGCACCATCTGGAAGTCCAGGCCCTGGGCGCCGTTCTCTTCCAGGATGCGCAGGGCGCCGGCGGAGTCGCTCAGGTCAGCCGCGGTGCCGAACGGTGCGGTGCCGGCGGTGCCGTAGGCGCGAGACGCTTTGACGTGCAGGGCGGCCAGGTCGGACTCGATCTCGTTGACCAGAGTGCGCATGCCTTGCTGAATCTGGTTCGACAGGATGGTGTTGTAGCTGGCGCCGTTGTTGTCCAGGCCGCGCTTCTCTTCACCGTTCCAGCGGATCGGCACACGCCGAGCCTTGGTGATGGTCATCGCGACGTTGCCGATGTTCTGGTCGCCATCGTCAGGCGGGGTCACCGCCGGGGTGATGTCGGACGCAGTGGCCGCCGGAGCAACCGGAGACATGACAGTCTGGCCGACAGCAGCGCGGTCGTAGGTCATGTCGGTGGTGACAGCAGGGATGAAGCCGACCAGTTCGCGGGACACGACGTCCAGCGCGTTGTACAGGGTCGGGATCAAGCCGGTGAGGGTGTTAGCCATGGTGAAACTCCTAAGGGATCGATGTTTGAGTGTTCAGACTTGCGGGCCATCCGACCCAAGCACCGATCCCCATCCGAGGACCGGCATACTGTTTGGTGTCATTCAGTGACGACACCACCTTCGCGCGCGAACGAGGCCTGATCAGCCGGAGCCATGGAGTCCCAGTTCGTGCGCGAAATGGATTTCTTGCCACCAGGGTTCTGCCCCTGGTGCGCACCGCCGCCATTGGCGCCGGAGCTTTTAAGGATGTGTGCCTTGTGCGGGTAGGAATCCACCAGAAGCTCGATGGCTTCGTCGGCGGACGCGAGCTCGCCAGGGCGGACGCGGGAGAACAACTTGTTGCCGGTCGGGTCGTAACCAACGACTTTGCCGTCTTCGACCTTCAGGCTGCTGCCGAACAAGGCGCGGGCGATCTCGACGCCGGCCGGGCCTTCCGCTGCGAACTTCTCGGCGATGAACTTGGACGAGGCGAAGGCGCCACCGATCAGGTGGTTATTGAGCTGGCCTTTCAGCGTCTCGTTTTCCTTGACGACCGGGGAGTACTTCTCCTCGAACGCCTTGATCGCCTCGTTCTTGACTCGCTCGACTTCGCCGGCGTCGACCAGCTTCTTGTCGTCCAGGTTCTTGACGGTGTTCAGAGCTTTCAACGCTGCGGCAGGGTCGGCGATGCCTTCGAAGCCCTTCAAAGCCGTTTCAGCGGTCTCTGCCCGCTCACGGTGGGACTTGGCCTCGCCATTCAGGCGGGAGATCGTGGCGACCGTACCAGGTGCATCGAATGGCACTTCCTTGCCGTCGTCATGGACATAAACCGGCTTGCCGTCTTGAAGTACCGCGTGGCCTTGATCGTCGAGCTTGAGTTTCATGTGGTTCTCCGGGCATCCGCCCATCTGTGCGACATCCGCCGCTGTTCGCCCTATCCCATCCGGGTTTCAGGCACGAAAAAGCCCCGGCGAGTGCCAGGGCTAGAATTTGGGGCAATAAAAAACCCGCTCTCAGCGGGCTTCAGCGATTCGGTATTACCTGCTTAGGACAATCCTCTCGCCTCTCATGAAGCAGAGCGCACACAAGAACTGTCTTGTCCCGCCAGTGGCCTTTCCGTTCTTGTGCACCATGCCGATCTTTGTCTGAATGACCTCAGCACCACCACAGCGGTGACAGCAGATCATCTCGGCAGGCCTGGGCATTTCACGCACGCGCTTCATCGCTCGCTCTTTCGGAGTATCCGGAGCGGGCGATCCTTCGATCACATGGAATTTTGGCTTGTCGGTCATCCGGCCATCATACCCCTGCCCTGGCGAAAGAAGCAGCGTCACGCTCTCGCAGCTGATCAAGCGTAAGAAATATGCCCTTGTCGTTGTAGAAGTCGTCGAGATCCAGCCCGCCGTCTCTCAGCAGCTTGCCTCGCACTGGGCCTAACACCTGATCCTGCCGGCCCTCGCTCTGCGACTTGATCCACTCGCCATAGTTAGTGGACTGAGGGACCTGGCCGTCCATGCTTGCTCTGGTTCCTTCAGATAGGCCCTTCGAAAGGCGTAGCGCCTCGTAACTGGCGATTATTGGGGTAGAGGTGGAGCGGCAGTTGAAGTGCAGCTTGCCAGGCCCGCTCAGCCAGGGGACCTTATGCCCGACCGGAGCGTGCCTGGTGTCATTGGTGTAGACGAGACGGTCACGCAGCCTGCACGGCGCCGAAGTCTTGTTGTCCAGCGTGCTCAGCCAGCGAACCTCGGCAACGATGTCGTCGTTCGCCTTGTAGTAAGACTCTCGAACGCCTTGCGCCGTGTGGCTGATCGCCGTCCGCACCATCGTTTCAACGTCACGACGGCTTCGCTCGATGATCCCGTCCGCATAGGCCTGGGCCCGAGTGCCCATGATGCCGCGCACTATCTCGTCTGTCGTCCGCCCCTCGACCATCCCGATTCGAATGGCATCGCGGATCCTTGCTGCTCGGCTCTCCTCCAAGTCACCCATCCACTCCTTGAGCAATCGCCCCTGGAATGGTCGGGACAGCGCGATTTCTCGCACCTGCTCCGGGTTGACCGTATTCAGCTGGACCTGCACCAGGACTTGGCCAGGGATGACCCGGGTGAAAAGCGCTCCCTGATACTCGACCTCATACCGGCCGATATCCACAACCGACTCCGCCATAACGTCGCCAATCGAGGCATAAACCGAACTGTTCAGCTCGTACACGGACGCGAGCACGGTGTTTAGCCGCCTGGCCGTGTACGAGTCAGGCCCAAGGCGATCAATTGCCTCCAGCAGCTTGGTGCGCAGCTCGGCGTCCACTGCATTGAGCAAGCGGATGATCTTGCGAACCTCGGCATTGCTCAGGTGCTGCAGGTCGACCGCGTGACCGATTGAAGCCGACTGCATTTGCTCGTTTACGGTGACCATTTACAGCCCCCCGAGCGCCGGCCCTTGCGATTCGATTTTCCCCAGCTCCTGGGTCCAGTCGTATTCATCACTGATCACGCCGCGGCGCTGCATTTCGGCGAACAGCGTTTCCTTGGAGAGCATCCCGGCATTCGCCATCGCGACGAGCGTCGGCAGCGACACTTCGGGCATGTAGTCGACGTCGAAGTTGCCGCGCATCTCGACCGTGCCGCCATCACCCAGACCACGATAATCGGCCATGAACTGGAGAAGCTGGGCCAGGCAGTCGGCAAAGTGATTCGCCATCCGTGCCAGCGGCGACAGCTCCTGCGCCGCCTCCTCGTCCGCCTGGGTGGCGGTCTTGGTGGCGCTCTTCTCTGGTGTGAGCAGCTTGGCACCGGCCATGCGCATCTCGTCGAGCAAGTCTTGCAGCGCTTCCCTGCCCGCCTTTACCGCCGCCCCGGTGTGCTCGACATACTTGAGATCGCCATCCTTGGGCAGGTCGGTCAGCGCCCCGGTCCCCACCTTGAATTCAGGCGGAACGACCTTGCCCTGGTTGTCGAACATGGCCTGCACGCCGATGCGCACCAGGATAGGCACGCGTATGACGTGAAGGATGTTGTCCTGGTCGCTCTGGCTCTGCCAGTGCTTGACGTTGAGGTGGGCCAGCTCCAGCAGCGGCGGCTTGGCCGTCATGAAACCTGTGCGGCCCGTGTAGAACGTTACCAGGGAGATTTTCTTGAGGCTGTTGGTGCCCTCTTCATGCAGCGCCCAGGCCCCGCCGTCGGCACCCTTGCGGTAGGTGCGCCAGGCGCCCGGCTCCAGGACTCGGATCTGCTCGATGCACTTGGCACCAAACTCGCCGTCCTCCTCCTCGACAGACTCGATGTAGCGAAACATCGTGAGCTGGCCGCCCTTCGACCGCCAGCCCAGCACTTGCTCAGGCTTCACCATCACGGCGTACGGGCGAACCCCTGCCGCGACTTCATCGGCCTGGGTCCGCACACCATCCACCGTAGGGTGGTCGATGAACGCATGGCACAGGCCGTGGCTCAGGCCCTCACGGAAGAACTCGACAGCCCAGGAGTTCAGGTCATTGCCAGCATGATCGATGTCCTTGGTCATTTCCTTGAGCTGCTCGGGAGCGTCGTCGCCGACCTGCAACGGCTCAGCGAACACCCGCGAAGTCATGTTGCCGACCGTCTCGGAGTAGGCAGGCAGCAGCGTGGAGAGGCGCAGGCGCTCCTTGTACGAATCGTCAGCCTCGGCTGGATACTGGGGCAGAAGGCTCTTGGCCGCCGCCCGCATCGCCATCGTTCCACCCATGAGCGGAGTGATCACGTCCCAGTACTTGCGCATGGCGTCAACGGCCGGGAGCGTGTCGCTTGGGTTATTGCTCATGGTTACATTCTCAAGGGCTGGGTCATCGTGAATGGTCTGATGATCGGGTAGTCGTAGTGGATGAAGTAACCGCCGGCGTCGTTCGCGTGGTCGTTGCCTGACTTCTTGTCCGGCTCCCCATTGGGTGACCACACCTGCTGCTCCAGGCCATCGGCATACGTCGGGCAGGTGAACGGGTTCACCAGGTAGCGCCGCTCGCCCTGCGCGTTGCAGAACATCGCGTTCATGGCGTTGATCCGGTCCTTCACTGGCGGGTTTGCATCAGGCGCGATCACCGAGAAACCGGCCTGGCTGAGGATCGCGATGTCGGTCTCGCTCGCGTTGACCGATTTCCTCGATCCGCCCGAGGCATCCGGGTAAATCCGAATCTCGCACGTCTTCTCGAAAGTGTTGCCGTTGTGGCGCCAGTACCGCTCTTTGATGCGACGGATCATGTCGGGCGTGTCGTAGCCGTCGATCAGCTCATCGACCGCCCTGGGCATGCCGTGCTCGCGCTTGACGTGCGTGATCGCTGCCATCTTGCCGACGTTGAAGTCCATCCCGATAAACAGGGGCTCACCGGTCTGCACGGTATCGAAGCACTGGTTTAGCTTTCGGTCATAGGCCGTGTAGATGGTGCCGGACGTCAGGTTGACGAACTGGCCCTTCAGGTACGCCAGGATCAACTGAGGCGGATACGACTCCATCAGCGATTCGATGTAGTCGTCCGGCAGGTTCAGCTCGTTGTCGAACGTGCTCGCCTGGACCAGGCCATACATCTCTTTGAGTGACGGCTTGTCGCGCAACTGCTTCACGAACTGCTGGAAGACGAACTTGAAGCCTTCCGGCGTGGTGGTGACATCCACCCCGTTCTTCAGCCCGGGCAGGTTGTAGCGCATCCGGGCGATGATCTTGCGCCAGGCTTGCTGCGCCTTGATGGCGGTCAGCACGTCCAGCTCATCCACCAGGGCGTGGCCGATCTTGAAGCCGACGATGGTTTGCGGCTTTTCCATCGACCGGCAGATCACAGTGCCGCGGTACTGCCGGCCACTGTAGATGTGAACCTCATGGTTCGCCTGGTTGATCTTGGTCTTCAGCCCCCAGTCATAGGCCACCTCATCCATGGTTGGATAGAAGATGTCCCGAATCTGCGGGTAAGTCGGTGCGAAGTATCCGGCGTTGACGCCAGGCCACTCCATGAAGTGCTTGCTCAGCGCCGAGCAGCCCACCCAGGTCTTTCCTGATCCGAACCCAGCTACGAACGCGCGAAACTTGTGGGGCAGCGTGAGGAACTGAGCCTGGGGAACGTTAAGGCTCGGCATTCGGCTTCCTCGCATCCACTACATCGACCTGGATGCGGGTCGGGATCACCGGTTCATCGCCAACTTCTTCCTTCCGGTGCCGGTTGACGTAGATATCGCCACACTCTTTTGCCGCCTGCTCCAACAGTTGGGCAGTTAGCGCAATGTTCCTCATGCTTTCGGCTTTCTCAGCCATCCGCCCGAGGGTGCGAAGTCGATGGGCTCGGTTGGCGATTGGTATCTCCGCTGTCTCCTCCCTGAAGCGCTTCCGGGTGTCGTGAAATAGGGTCACCCACTTAGCCGCGAGAGTCTTGCTTGCCCGCTTGGTCGCATCATGCGATTCGCAAAGCTGACGGGATATCTCAATGCCGAATTCTTGTTTGACGGCTTCCACCACCTGCGAGGGTGTGTCAAAGCACGCCAAGGCCTGAACGATGAAGCCTTTCACCTCATTACTCAGGGTTGCCATAAATTGGATTCCGTCTAGTGCCTGTCAAATTTCAGGCCAACTTGAGCAGACAGGTTCCGCAGGCCCTCGCAATGTTCAATTTCCCCACCTCAGCAGGATTGTTTGCAGCATCCACCAGCACCTGGACGTCAAGGCTCGCACCGTAGCGGCGGACCACGCCGACGAACTCCTCTACATCGTGTGAGCGCATCTCAAGCTTGGGTGCGCCATCCTTGGTGAAGGCTGGCTGACCGTACTTATCCATGGCGTGAGCAATGTGGTAGCACTCGTGCTCGAGGAGCGCGCAGAAGTCGAGGTCGCTGCACTGGGCGCAGTAGTCGGCAGCCAGGGTGATGATGAAGCTCGGCACATCGCCGAACCAATCACGCATCTGTTGCTCCATCCGGGCCTTCTGCCAGCCACCAGCACGGAACGTCACCTGTTCGGCCTGGCCCAGGACTGTGCGGCCCTGCTTGTTGAAGCTCGACGACGCCCACATGACTCGGATGTCTGCATCCAGTAGGTGGGCATGGTCTTCGTTGTGAATGCTGCCGGTGTCGGCAAGGATCTCGGCCTGGAGCCATTCCCACACTTCGGGTGCTGGGGTCAGGCGGATACCGAAGTCGGAGAGCTCAGACAGTTCGAGCAGTGACCCGGGCGGCATCGGCCTGTCCATGCGCAATCCTCAATCTTCGATGTCGAGCAGCACATCAATCAGCTTTTGCTCACCCAGGCGCATTGCTCCCAGGCATTGCAGGTCGTCGCACTTGGGCCCGAGCCCGAATACAGTCACCTGGCCTTTCGGGCCAATGATGGTCAGCGCGCCTACGGTGCACTCCGGATGAACGCCAGCATCAAGGTCATCGGCGATCTTGCGTAGAGTCTTGGCGGCGTCGCGCCATCCCTCACGCTTGAAGTCAATCAGCTTGGCGGTCATACCTTCACCATGATGTGCGTCTGTGCATGAGCGTGCCCGTGGAGCTCAGCAACGATCAGGCCCTGGGGAAGGCCGGCGGCCCGGGCAGCGTCCACCGCCTTGGCAATGGCGCTATCCAGATCGGTCAGGGCCTTGTTGATGTCCTGGCTCATAGGGAGAGCGTGGCGAAGGCGGGTTACGTTGGTCATACGCGCTCCAGGGAAATCACGGTGATCTCACCCCATACAGGGTGGAAGTCGACATGCTCGCCATCGGTAGACTTGAGCGGAAGGTCGCGAACAACAGCTACGCCTGCCTTTGTGTCGCAATAAACGACACCAGTTGCCGGCACGCCGTCGATGAATACTTCCCTGCGCCCACGGTAGTCGTCAGCCCAATGGACGTGCTCGCCTGATCGGTCAGACATGATGCTCTCCAGTGTCGCGACACAATTTGCTTATGCGCGAAACGTGTCGCGCTTTACTCGGGCTGTTCCGGCTGATCAGCGAGCTTGGGCTGCTTGACCACTCTAGACACCGCAACCGCGATGCCGAGCACCATGTTCACGACGGCGTAGACCACGGGGTCCACATGCCCTTGGAACGATGACCACCCCGTCGCGGCGGCGTTGAGCACCACACCGACAATCGCCAGTTGCACACTGGTCATGCGCCAGGCCTTCCGCCATTCAGGGATCAATTTCATGGGTTGTCTTCGCTGCTGGCAGTTTTTCCAGGCTTTCGGCATAGCGCTTCCACTCTCGGGCACTTTTCAGGGCCTCGCGTAGGCGCTCTTCTTGGCCTGGCTGGCATTGTTCGCTGACATATCGGTAAACGGTTGTGCGTTGAACCTTCGGCGGCTCCTGGATCGCTTCCTTGTGCACACAGCCCGTGAGCAGAATGAGGACGATCAGCAGGCGATTCACTTGGGCCTACCTGTCTGGACGAGGGCCTTCAGGCTCTCCCCTACCTGGTCGATCTTGAACTCCTGGCGCTGGGTGTTCACTCGAAGGGAATCGACCAACTTGTCCGTCGACTCCCTGGACCGCTCCAAAGAATCCACCCTTTGCCCGATTAGGGCCTGGTTGGTCTGGTAGGCGGCGAGCTGCATCTGGAGCGATCCGAGCGAACCGACCACGTAGACGAAGGCACCAATGGCACCGGCTGACAGGATCGTTTGCAGGACCGGGACGACGACCTTGAACGTCGTACTGTCTGCAATGCGCGATACTTCAGTCATGGGCGGTACCGTGGGATAAAAAGGCCTACGACGGCCCGGGCAATGCCCAAAAATAAATAACACATAAGTGTTGTATTAACACATAAGTGTTGTAGAATGGACTCATCCAAACAACGAGGCGAGGTGATGAAGTTCAGCGAGTTCAGACGATGGTTGAAGGCCCAAGGGGTGACCTTCGAAGCAGGCAAAGGAAGCCACTTCAAAGTCACCGCCCCAAACGGCAACAAGACAACCTTCGCGGACCACGGATCCAAGGAAATGCCGGAACCGACCCGCAAGGCGATCATTAAACAACTGGGGCTCTGAGAGCCCCTTCACCACATCTGAATGCTGAGCGATCACCTCCAAGGAGTGACCATGTACGACTATGCAATCCGCTTCGAACAGGACGGTAGCGCCCCTGGCGTTGCCGTGTTCTGCCGTGACCTGCCAGAGCTCAACAGCTTTGGGGATGACCAGGAGCACGCTATCCGTGAGGCCCTGGACGGGATCGAAAGCGCCCTCTCCATCTACGTGGACGAGCGCCGAGCAATTCCGCCAGCATCCGCCCCTCAGGAAGGCGAGCACGTCGTTCATCTTCCCGCGGTGACCGTGGCGAAGATCGCGCTGTGGAACGCCATGATGGAGCGAGGTATGCGCAAGGCTGACCTTTGCCGGCTGTTGGATGTTCGCCAGGCCCAGGGCGACCGCCTTGTCGACTTCCTGCACACATCCAAAATGGATCAGTTGGAAAGCGCCTTGGCGGCTCTCGGCAAACGACTTTCGCTATCGGTTGAAGCGGCGTAGCCAGAAACAGCTCCTGCAAGTGCAGAGGCCCTGAATAGGTGCGCAGTCTTTCCCGCTGTCTGCCGAAGGCCTTCGCAACGTCGACGCCCCACTGCATCGATCTCGCCGCTCAAGTCTCGCGCCGCCCTGGAAGTCGGGTGTGAACAGGGTGCGCGGGCTGCCGGTGTTCTTTCGTGACGCGTGACTTCCGGCTATACCGCGTCCAGGCCTTCCCGAGGGCTGCCCTGGCTACAGGTGAATCAGAAAGCGGGCGAGATGTCGAAGTAGTAGTCCTTCCCTTCTTCGAAGTGCTCGGCGTGGTCAGCAGCCACGTTCACGATGTATTCGCCGTACGGGGTGTACTTGCCATAGATCGCGTCCTCTTCCGCCGGGTTGGCCGACCACACGGCACCGAAGTGCAGGCGCGTCAGTGATTCCGTCGAGCCCTGAACAGGCCCTTTGGAGCGGAGAGTCATTTTGCAGCGGGTGATTTTGGTCATCGGCAGATCCTCGAACGTCGATTGGGCAGGAGGGTCTTTCCGGTCTTTCGCCTGCATTTGGGAAATAAAAAACCCGGCGCTTGGCCGGGTTCAGGGTTTCGTGTGCGTTTCGCGTTACTTGTGCACTATGGGAAAAGTACCTTCAAAACCCCACCATGTCAATATCATTATGCCGCTTCCTGCTCTTTTTCCGCGTGAATCACCTGCCAGATTGGCTGTTGAGCCTGAATATCCACTTCCTTGATCACTTCTTTCAGGGATTCCCACAAGGTCTGCCAGTCGCGATTCCAGTGCTTCGGCTCTATGGATACGCCGAAAAAGGTATCCATCTCGGCCGCCACCCGGGCCGGCCCCCACTCAGCCGCACCGTGGACTTCCCCCTTGTACGATTGCAGCGCCATGGTGACCAGATACTGGGCCTTCACCCGTTTGGCGGATGTCAGGTCAGGCAGTGCGGCCTTGGCGGTGATCAACAGCACCGCATTCATGACGTGCCGCATGTTCATCGCCGGGTGGTACAGGTAGTGGCCGAACTGCTGCACCTGAAATGGCAGCGTGTCGATTGCCCGAAGCACCTTCCCAATGGTCGCCAGATGCGCGGCACGGGCAGTGGACCGGCCAACCGGAGTACGGCGAGTCTCGCTGATGCTGATCTTCTGGCGAACTACCTGGATGCGTTCCTCCTTGTCCTCGCCCAAGGCCGCGAACACGGCCTCATGGCGCCGCATGCGGGTGCCCTTCTTCACTGGTGCGGATGCCGCCTTGTCGATTGCTGCAGCGCTGATCGACGCGTTCGATTCGTGCTGAGCCTCGGTCCATACTTGCCTTGCGTTGATCAGCTTCATGCAGCTTCCCCTTTTTTCAGTTCGCGGGTCTTGGCCCGGTATTCGGCGGTCATCGCCTTCAGTTGTTCGACGGTGTACTTCTTGGCCTCATGAGGGCCTTCGATCCAAGCCAGCTTCTCGGCGCCGATCTTTTCCAGCAGGCGCGGGCGGTAGCCGAGAATGTTTCCGGACTTCGATAAGTTGCAGTTCTTGTTGCACTGGAGGTGCACATTCAATGGCTCAAAGCGGAGTTCTGGACACGCAGCAGTCGTTCTGTAGTGGCCGGCGCAGTACTGAACGTCCGCGGTGGTGCCGCATGAAATGCATGGCTGACCAGCATCACGCGCCCGTATCCAGGCGTTGAATGCGTGCTGAGTATCCTTGAGGTGATCCGCCCTGCTCTTCAGCTTCTCCTTGCGTACCTTGATCTCCCGGCGCTCGACCTGGGCCAGGGACTTGCGGGCGGCTTCTTGGCCTTTCTCCGACTGAGCGTGAGCAATGGCGCAGGCGATTTCCCCACACACGGCTTGCGATTCTCGGGCTGGCGCGTACATCACGCGGCATTCCGGGCAACGCTTGCGGCGTGGGCTGGCGGACTTGAGCGGGGTCTTTCGCAGCAGTGGGGTGCGTTTCATGCCAACACCTCCCGCGACTTCTGCTGCTCTGGTGCGTACTCGGCGCGCAGGGGCATGAGATGAGCAGGATCAACCAGAGACCAGCCGTATTGCTCACACCACGACAAAAGGCCTTCGCCCACAACCACCCAGGCCGGTCCTACATCACCGTTCTTAATGCGCATTCCATCCTCAGGAGCTCTCCAGTTGCTGACTTGCTCAGGAATCAAAAACTCAATAAGTTCGCAAACCTTTCCAATGTTATCTGCCGTTGTGTGTGCGCCCACAATCAACGCCAAGTCACCCGGCTTGAAGTTGTGGCTCATGCCGCCTCCTTGAATGCTTCGAACTCAGCCATTTCGGTCAGGCGCTCCTCGGTGAGGGTCGGCCAGTCATGCAGCACTAGGTAAGCGCAGCACTGGCGCCAGAAGTCTTGGAAGACCTCCTCGCCCATCGAGTCGTAGGAGAGGCTTTGGGGCGTCTTGCGGGTGAGCTGGCCCAGGCCCGGGATGTCGAACAGTTCCTCGTCGCAGTAAACGCCAGACTCCAGTTGCAGGGCCTTGATGGCGTCGTGGGACTGCTTGCCGGAGAATCGGTCAATGTTCTGGCTCAGTACCCGGCCAAGGCCGTGGACCAAGCCATTGAACCGTGGGTTGCGCGGCTGCTTGAGGTCGGCGCGGATCTTGGTGTTGATCTTGAAGTCACGCTCACGGAGGATCGACCGGTCGGCGTCGGAGGACGGCACGAACGCGGCCACCTCCTTGCCGGTTGCCGGATCTACCAGGCGGCGCAGGATCAGATACACGGGCATTGGGCGGGGCTTGGATGGCTTAGTCATGGCGAGCCCTCCCCTTAGCTAAGAAGTCTCGAAGCTCGATGTCGTTAGCCCAGTCATCGGTCCAAGCCGCAAGCAGGGTCACCGGAATGGCGAGCAGAATGATTTCATCCTTGAAAAAGCAGGCGATGATCAGCACCAGTCCGGCGATAGTGAAAATCCAGGAAATCGCCCTCATGACTGCTCTCCCTTGCCCATGGCGGCGTCGGCCAGAGCGTCGGCAGCCTTCTCGCACACATGCCAGTCATCCGAGGTGTCGCGGATGTAGGTCAGCGCTGTGCGCAGTTTCTCCACCTCAGCCTTCAGCTCAGCATTCACCTGCTCGTAGGCTTGGTAGCCGGTCTTTAGGCCGGCGATTTCGGCCTTGAGCTGCTTTATCTGATCTGTCAGCGATTCCCCGGCGAGCAGGAGTAATTCCTTCTCTGCCTTGATCTGGTCGTGCTCGGCGATCAGGGCTCGTACTTGTCCCGGGTCGCACGCGGCAATGAACTCGGCATCTGGCAAGCTGAAGTGCGGCTGCTTGAAGCACTCAGCGGTGTACCACTGATCCTTTCCAACTTCGCCGCCCCAGTTTTTCGCGGCGTCAGCCAGCCGCTTCAGTTCGTCGTGCTGGCTCATGACTTCACCTTCACGCCTGCTGCTTCGATGGCTTTGGCGCAGGCTTCACGCATGCGAGCCGCCGAGTGGTAGGCGTCCATGTAGCTGTCGTCGATGGCTTCCTCGGGCTCTTCTGGGATCTCCGGAATAGGAGGAAGCTCGACCACCGGGGAGGATCTGGAAGCCTGCCAGGACATCCATCCGCGCCCCGTTTCGTGACAGGCGTAAGGCTGGTCAACGTCATCAGTGAGCGGAAAAGAGCACCGATGAAGGTCCATCGTTTCCGTGTTCATGGTTTCGGACCACCAGGCCTCGAACTCTTCGCGCGATTTGATGGCTTGGCGTAGCTGTACTGGGGATGCTCGTTTCATGTCCGTTGCTCCAATTCCTGGGCCTGCTTGATCAGCAGCGCGCGGCGATCCGCCAGTTCGTTGGCAGCCTCAATCCGCATTTCGTCTTTTTTTTCAGCGCTGGCGGCGCGCATTTCCAGCATCGAGGACTTCACCAGATGCAGTTTTTCGCGCAGGGCCGGGGCTGGCCGGGTGACGGCGCCAGTGAGCAATCCCGCGACGGCGCGCCCGTCTTCGGTGATAGGCACGATACTCAGGTCGGCCAGGTACTTCTGGGCGCGCTCCTGGGGGATTCGCTTCAGCTCCATGGCCTTGGTTACGGCCTGGTTACGGCGATTGGCGTCAAAGCCCACAGAGACGTGCCAGTTGACCGGCCTTGCGTCATCCCTTGCCTGACCCACGAAACGCTCGTACGCGCTGATGAAGGCCATCCGTGCGCCGATTTTGTCGCCAGCGTCGAGCACAGGCTTGGCAGCGGCCAGGGCCAACTGGATTTCATCGGTCAGCACCACGGTTTCGAACTCGTCGTTCGTGGTCATGGCGATGGCCCATGCCTCATCCTTGCCCGGGCGACCATCGGCCGCCTGGACGCGTTGCAGGATGGCGGCCAGGGTCAGCTTGCCAGTGACTTCACGGCGGCAGGCCCACAGTGCGTTGGCGATCACATCCATCGGGTGCTCAGCCAGATCCTCGGCCATCAGCTTGGCGGCTGGAGCGCTCAGGGTTTGCCCAAGGGTTTCAGCAGTGGCGCAGATCGCCATGCTCAGCTCAGCGGTTTCGGCGAAGGAAAGCATTGGCCTGACCTCCTTCGAGAATGCTGCGACTGGCCTCCTGAGCGGCGCTGATGTTCGCCTGGGTGTTCTCCATCTGGCGGGCGGTGACGGCGTTGACCTGGCGGCCGGTGAGCCACTGGGTGCGGATGCCCTCGGCGCGGGCGACCAGTAGGCCAAGTTCGTGAGAGCTGCGGATGAAGAACGAGTCGTTGATGGTCACGTAGAACATCGCGACCTGCGGCGCCTCCTCTGCCCCAAGGCGCTGCACAAGCTGGGCGACCTGGGCGTTCACCTTCGCGTTGCGCACAGGTTCGACGCCATAGCGCTCAAGGTAAGCAATCGTGTAGGCGTCCCAGGTGTTGGTGTTGGCGATCTGGGCTTCAGTCTTCTGCCGTGGCGCCTTTGGCTTCAGCACCTGAATGTTCGTCGGCGCGGCCGGAGCTTCAGCGACTGGCAAGTGTTTTTGATCTTCGATCGGCAGATCAAGAGAGAGGGAATCAGGAATCAGGAATCCGGAATCAAGAGAGAGGGAATCAGCCGGGAAAGAACTGTTCTTGTCTGGTGCTTGCATGGTGCTAGCACCAGTCTTTACCGGGCAAGGCTCTACTGCGGGCTTTTCCGGGATAGTGCTCTTGGCTTCCTTGAGGTGTGGATTCTGGTGCTTGGCCCAGTTCACCACCTGGATGTAGTTGCGACCATCAACGCTGTATCGGTCGATGAACTCCAACTCATGGAGGATATAGAGCATGGCATCGATATCAACATTGTCGGCCGGGAACAGCGCCATTTTCAGACGGCGTGGGCGATCTTCCAGGCGCCCTTCCCGATCAGCCTCGGTCCACATGCCAATGAAGAGTAAGCGGGTGGCAAAATCCACCTCGGCCAGGTGTTCGTTCGAGAAGAACCCCGGCTTGATGTTTCTGGATCTGGCCATCATTGGGCCTCCGGTGTGTTCTTGGCAGCGTCGTAACGCTCGGCCATGCCAAGCAGATGGCGCAGTGAGCGAGGGTCCTTGAAGCGTGATTCGCTTGCATGCTCAGCGAGTTCAGAGCGCAGCGCGCCGAACTCAATACCTTCTTCGGGAGATATGCCGTAAGGGCCTACACGCAGCGTCAGATCAAGCCAATTGAAGGCGAGGTGGCATTCATAGCAGCGCTTATGGCTGTAGCCCTGACCGTCCTGGGCTCCAGAAAGAAGCATGTAGCGGGTGCCAGGAAGGATGAGCCCATGGCACTCTCCACAGGTGTGCTTCTTGCGTGCGCAGACGCCTTTTTGAGTGAAGAAGTCGCTCATGCCGCACCCCGCAACGCTTTGTCATGGGTGAACAGGCCGTCCCAGGTCTTCTTCATTGGCAGCTCGCCGGCCAGGTACAGGTCGTACAGCCGGGCAGCGCCCTTCTTCAGCAGAACGGGCGTGTAGGAGATGAAAGGGTCTTTGCCGTGAGGAGTGACTTCGTGCTGGTGCTCGGTCATGTACTTGTCACGGGCATAGGACGCCACGCGCAGGCGCAGACCGGTCTTGCTCTCGTTGTAGAGCCAGTTCCGGGTCTCCAGGTACTTGCCGACCTGCATGACGTTGACCCCATTCAGGCCCTTGCAGAACTGGGTGTGGGTCATGCCTTCCTTGAACAGGTTTTCCAGGGAATGGATCTTGGTGGCCTGTTGTTCGACCTGGGCGGTCAGCAGCAAGCGGGCCTTTTCAGACTCCATGGCGATCTGCAGGATTTCGATGGTGGAAAGTTGCTGAGGCGGTGACAGGCTATTGAGCTTCGCGACCACAGAGCGGCGGACGGCTTTCGACTCGCGCATTGAAACAAGCAGGCACTGGTCCTTCGTCAGCATCAGCCCTTCCGAGGCCGGGCCACGCTGATTCTTTACTACGAAAGTTTCGTAGTATTCCCCTTCCAGCTCATCCCGGCACCGGGCAGTAAAGTCTGCTCGGCGGACCTCGCCTTCCCCAAGCTCTGCTCGGGCAGCGTTCACCAGGTCGAGCAGATCGAAGCTGCTCATTTTGTGCGACACGTTTTCAGATCCGGCGAAACGTGTCGCGACATTGGCCGGGGGCTTGATGTTTGTGGTGGTTTGCATATAATTCGTCCCACACAGATGTTTAAGAGAGCCGGGTCACTACCCCGGCTTTTTTTCGTCTCGGATTTGGCAGAGGCCCTCTGGATTACCCCGAAGAGTCCCTGCCTGAGGCCCTCATTGGGGGCACCAGCTGAAGGACCTGGGCCTTCTTCCTTCCAACTTCTGAAAGTGCGCCACTGGCAATGGCGGTTTCCGTCATTTCGTTGATCGCACGACTGAAGCTCCAGCCGTTCGCGCGCATCAATTCCTCCACCCTCTGTCGAGTCCGCGGAGGCAGCCTTTCAAGCTCTACGGTCATTTGGCCCTCCAAAGGGGCTTCAGCCCGCGATATCTTCTTGTTTATCCTGCATCAGTTCCTCGATCACGCCGTTGGCTACGGCCCACTCGATGATTTCGTACAGGTAGGTCGCGTGCTGCATGCGGGTCTTGGTTGCGGCTTTACGCAGAATCCGATCAAGCACTGGTTCGAATCGAACCTTCACCGGGATGGCGCGCTTTTGATTGGGGTCCATGTACATGCTTCGATGCTCCTGGCTATTGAGGTGGGTTAAGCGGCAGATTTCTTGGTCGAGCTGGCAGGGTCATCCAGGCGGCTCGCGGTGAGCTTCCCGGCGGATTCCTTTTCCAACACGCATTGCATTGGGTAGGAGAAGCCGCCGGCGGATCGGCACTGCGAGACGCGGCTCCGGGTGACGCTTAATGCATCACCGATGGCGCCGGGCGTACCGAAGAATTGCAGGGCTTGGTCATAGGTCATTTAAGGTTTCTCCACTTCACTGCATCGGAGTTTAGAAATATTAACAAGAAAAGGCAAGTTATCTAAACTGCTCAATGTTTAGAATCCTTAACCATGAATTTCAGCGAACGAGTTAAAGAGCGCATGGCGGCCTTGGGGCTACGTGCGACCGATATAAGCGAACGGACAGGCGTCTCTCGGACGACCGTCTCCTTTTGGCTGTCTGGAACGAACGGGGCGAAGGGGAAGAACCTTTTGTCCCTGGCTAAGGCCCTGGACTGCTCGCCGGAGTGGCTATCGAGTGGAGCGGAGCCGGTGCAGCCCGGGAGGCAAGTCAACCTGTCCTCTATTGATGCGTGGGATGACGAAACTCCGCTCGATGACGACGAGGTCTACGTACCATTTCTTGAGGAGGTCGAACTGGCTGCAGGTTCTGGCCGCTTCGCGATTGAGGAAAGCGACAGCGCCAGGCTGCGGTTCTATAAGAAGGACTTGCGCAACAACAATGTGCAGTTCAGCAACGCCAAGTGCGTCATGGTCAGCGGCAACAGCATGGTCCCCGTCCTGCGCGACGGTGCCACCGTAGGTATCAACGTCGGCAAGAACTCTTTGCGCGACGTGGTGGACGGCGAGATGTACGCGATCAACCATAACGGCCAGCTTCGCGTGAAGCAGCTATACCGGCTTCCAACGGGGATTCGCCTGCGTAGCTTCAACCGCGATGAGCATCCCGATGAGGACTACACCTTCCAGGATATCCAGGATCAGCAGATCGTGATCCTCGGCCATGTCTTCTGGTGGGCGATGTATTCCCGCAGCCCTTCGTAACCTCCCCTCACCGAATTAGCCCGCCGCCGAGCGGGCTTTTTTGTGCCTGGAATTCAGGCTTCTAAACTTTTTGTTAAGTTTTCTAAAAATAAGGCTTGACCAATCTTGTTAAGTTTTCTAAATTCACCTCAACGCCAACGCAAGAAGGCGCCAGGGCCTCAACAGTCCCGCCGCTCTTTAGCTCCACCCCTTGCCGGATTACCACCGGCCCAGATTCAAAGGCAGCGATGAACCGGCCTAAACGGTTCAGAGGGTTGGCAACTGACCCGGGCGTGCAGCGTAAAGCGCCAAGAACAGTTATCCAGCGGGAGAACAAGCCGAAAGGCCCGCGGCTGGAGGAACAACTTGATTGAGCCCGTACCGCGCCAGTAGCGCCGAAGGGACACGTCAAACACAGATGGCCCCCTGCTGTTTCAGGTCGGCCATCTGGCTTTACAAATGCCTCTCACACCCCGGGAGGTATTTGAAAGCCAAACAACGGAGCATGACGAAATGGCCTTTAAGTCATTCACTAAAGAAATCGCTGTCGAGCAGGCCCGCTACTTCAGCCATGCGGCAGTGTTTGCAGCAAAGCTCGGCAGTCTCCCGGCCACTATCGAAATGTGCCGCAAGCGCCGCGATGAATGGATGCGTGTTGCTCGCGGCGAGATTCGTCACCCCTTCTTCGCATAGACAACCAGCGCCACGACAGCCTGTCGTTAACTGCCCGAGCACCTGGTACTCCCCAGCACCAGGCCGCATCGGAGTGTGATCTGCCTGCACCTAAAAACATATGCCTCTCTTGGGGAGGCGGGTGATCTAGCAGGTTTCGACCGGTAATCCGGACAGGCTACCCCGGACTGGCAGATCACACCCCGATGCGGACGAAACTGCGGCCTATAACCGCCCACCTGCATCACCGCAACACGCAGATGAATGCCCGGGCTGACGGGCAAGTGTAAGACCTGAGGGATCGCGGGAATCGTGGCCGGTAGAGTGAGTAAGCGCCCAGATGGCCACGGCGAGTCCAAGAATAAGCGGCTGAAACCTTCGCCCCGGTGAAACTCCGGTGTCACTAAGGCCGCTAATAGTCATGCCGGGATCAGCTCCGGCCATCTGCGCCCATCGGCGAATAGCTCAACCCGCATTGCGCAGGGTCAGCGCCAACCTGGTATTGGCGAGCTACCTTGATCTGGCACAAGCGCCGTGACAGCCGGGAAAGACCGCACACACCCCAACCGGAGATCACCATGCTCCTACTGATCCTGATCGGCGCAGCGCTCAGCCATGCGCGGCCAGAACCGCCACCTGATGACGGCCTGCCAACCGGTCCATTGCGCTTACACCGTGAGCGCTGGCGATGTACCGAGGGTCAGCGTTCGTTCTGGTGCGCGCTGCCCCGATCCAAATCCTCAAGCTGACGCTGCATCATTCGAAAAGGCCTTTCTGTCCAGTTGGGCCTTTTCACTTCCCGACCAATCCCGCATGCACATGACACCGCGCCCAACGGCAACCAGCGGAAGGATCGTGTGCAGCCGGGATTTGTTGGATCAACCACAGAGGTATTTGCAATGCGACCAGTTATGACGATGGCCCCGGTCTGGGAGGCAAACAAGAAAGTCGGCTTCAGCGACCTGCGTGAAGCCCGTTTCCACCAGTGGGCCAATGAGTATGAAGAGTTCGAATCCGGCCCAGGCAACTACACCGTTGCGCTGGTTGAGTATGCGGATGGCTCCATCGGCACGGTGATGCCTGATTGCATCCGCTTCCTTGATGGTGAGGAAGCCACCGCCGCCAGGATGGATGAAGCAATCGCGAGCATGTCCAGCCTCGTCCTGTAACCCAACCAGATGGAGAGAGTCATGAGCAGAGACGACGGCGGCCCAGCTTTCCCAGGCACCGCAGAGAATTACAAGTACGAAGGCTGCGCAGGCATGTCCATTCGCGACTACTTCGCGGCCAAGGCGATGCAGGGATGGACATCGAACCCGCTGCCTAATGAATCGTCGATTCAAGAAGTTGCTGAATGGGCATATCGCCAGGCCGACGCCATGCTCGCCGCCCGCTCCGCCTAACCCCAAACACTGGAGGTCGCCATGAGCGATTGGATCAAGTGCAGCGACAGGTTGCCAAGCCAGCTTTCAGGTACAGCCAATGAATACATTGTCTGCGCCGTCGCAGAGGGGAAGCAATACGTTTTCTCGGCGCAATGGCTGGAAGGCTACGCCCTTTACAACCCTGATGACGACAGCAGCGAAGAAGATGGAATGACCGAGGGTCATGGCTGGTACGACGTGAAAGAGAACGCGGACTACGACGGCTGGTACTACCCGATCAAGGATCGCGAAGTCACGCACTGGCAGCCGCTCCCTGCCCCGCCAACCGAGTAAGCCGACATGAGCAACTGGATCAAGTGCAGCGACAGGCTGCCCGATCTGCCGAAGGGTGGCGGCAAGCACCACGTCATCGCCTACACACCCGCCAGGGCAGCACAGCGGTTCGCCAATGGTTCGTGCTTCCTCTACTGGAACGGCATCGACTGGCGCTACGCGGACGGCTCTCGTTTCGAGCATCGCGTCACGCATTGGCAGCCCTTCATCACCGCGCCCACCGACTGAACCGCCACCCTGGAGGCAACAATGAACGCAGCACTGAAGATTTGTCAGGCCATGCACGACGCGCAGTTGCCTCCGATGGTGAGCGAGAGCCCTCGGGAGGTTGCTCGGGCTGAGTGGCTGTACAACGCGGTTGAAAGCCTGCTGCGGGGCGTGGACGTTAAGGTCCAGTGCCGCTGGAATCAAGCCAGGGTCGTCACGGTGGCAGACCTGGCCCTGGCCGTGGATGAGCACGTGAACAACCGGCTGGCGGACTGCAAGGTCCACACCCCGGCGCTGGGCTGGCTGCTGCTGGCGGCGGATGGTCGGGCCGACAAGAACGCCGTCGCCGAACTCCTCGGCCCCAGCGACCACTCCTTCGGCAAGCTCGGCGAAATCGCACAGGCCCTACTTGAGCCCTTGGCAGATGACGCGCTGATCGCTCAGGCAGAGGACGACGAATTATGAGCGCCGATAAAGCCAAGGCTGCCATCGACCTGGAGATTGCCAAGGTCGCCCGCTCCCACTGCCCTGGGCCCGACCGGACCTTCGTCATGGGCATGATCGAGCTGGCCGAGTTCATCGACCTGCTCAACCGCCACGAGGCCAACGCCTACCGCGACAAGCTGGACTTGAAGTTCTGCGAGCGCAACGACTACCTCAAGAGGGCTTCGGCATGACCACCCCAATCGTGAAATCCCTGATCGACGAACAGATGGACGACATCGAGCGCCGCATCGCCATCCTCGGCTTCGGCCTGCCGTTCAATGAGGTGATTGGCCGCAAGCGCGAGGATCTGGTGAAGGATCTTCCGCAGCGCCTGGCGGTGACTATGAAGGGCGGCAGGATTGCGGCGAGGGTTCGGCCATGAATATCGATTGGAGCAAGGCGCCTGAAGGTGCAACGCACTGGGATACCGGACTTCATGGTCGCACGCCAGGATGGATGCGGCTGGACGGAACCACATGGCACTGGTGGCCCGTCGATGGCGCTAAATGTGAGCGAAAATGGTTTGTTTGCTGCGAGACTTACCCGTCAGAGACAAAAGAGTTCGTTGCGCGCCCTCCTGCATGGACCGGCGAAGGCCTGCCGCCTGTTGGGACGATATGCGAGCGTCGAACCATGCTGGGTGGCGATGGTCGCTATGAGCAAGTAATCATTATCGCTCATACCAGCAAAGGATTTCCGGTATGGGAAAGCACGGATGCGATGTTTGCCGGTATCTCAAAGGAAGCTATGTTCAGCAATGGGATTCCATCCTTCAGGCCCATCCGCACGCCCGAGCAGATCGCGGCGGATGAGCGCCTGCATGAAATTCGAAATGCGCTCTCAGTCATAAACTCCAAAGTGCATTTCCCGAATGACCTGGTGCGCGGAAACATTCTCGCCGCCGCTGTCGAGGCAATGATCGACGCCGGCTACCGCAAGCCGGTGACGCCATGAAAGCCTTAGCCTGGATCCTCGCCGCCGCCATACTCTCTTCCCTACTCGCCTACACCGTAGTGAAGGAAAGGCATCCGACCTGCAGCGTTCCTCAGCTTTCGCAGGTGCTGCGGTGACCGGCCGGCAGCAGCAACGACGCCGCCTGATCTGGCGCGGAGCCACCCAAGCCCTGCTCGGCTGGTCCGGCTGGCTGTTCCTCATTGCCCTGGCCGATCTGATCGCGCCGAGATAACCCTACACCTTCAAGCGCTGCGCACGTCGCGGCTGGGATTCGCCATGACCGAACAGAAGCACACGCCTGGCCCGTGGATTGTTACCACTGATCTGCGGCAGGACGACGAAATTGTATGCGACATGCTGAATGAGCAAGGGTATGTCGCAATTGCCAAGGGTCAGCAACTGGGCCACTGGCGCGACGATGCCAAGCTGATCGCTACTGCGCCGGACCTTCTCGCTGACTTGATCGTAGCCGCCGGCACACTGCGCCATTACGAAGCGCTGCACCGGGCCAAGGGAACCGCCGAGAGCCTGGAGAAGGCCGAGGTCAATGCAGGACTTGCCTCCCGCTTCGAGCAGACCATCGCGAAAGCCACCCAATAACCCTTCCACAGCGCCCCTCTCCGGTGGCGCGGAGAACAATCGTGTCCAACGAATCGAAAACCCACTTCAAGAAGGCTTTCAACAGCCCGTACTTGAGCAGTGCCGACATCGTCGGTCACATGACCTTCACCGTGGCCCGCGTAACGCTGGAGGTGGACAAGACGAAGAAAACCAAGGACCTGTTCAACACGGCCTACTTCGTCGAGCGCGAGATCCGCCCGGGCGAAAAGCTGAAGCCGATGATCCTTAACGTGACCAACAGCAAAACCATGAAGGCGCTGACCAATTCGCCATTCATTGAGGACTGGCAGGGCATAAAGATCACCGTCTACGTCGATTCCAATGTGAAATTCGGCCGCGAGGTGATGGAGGGCCTGCGCATCAGCCCCAAGGCGCCGACAGTGGCATGGCTGACACCAGACAATCAAAGGCCGTGGGCCAACGCCCAGGCAGCTTACAAGCGCGACGGCAACCTCGACGCGGTCCTTGCCCGGTACTCCATGACCGATGAGCACCAACAGCAGCTGATCAAGGAGTGCACCGATGATTCGGCAGTGGCATGACGTCGAGCAGAACACCGAAGTCTGGAATCAGCTGCGCATCGGCAAGGCCACCGCATCGAATGCCGGCTGCTTCATGGCGAATGGCGAGGGAGCGTTCGGCGACCCGGCCAAGAAGTACGCCCTCCAGATCGCCCTGGAGATCGCCACTGGTAGGAAGGCCGAGTTCAGCTTCTCGAATGACCATACCGAGCGCGGGCATGAACAGGAGCCTGTCGCTCGGATGTTTTACGAGGATGCCGAGTTTGTGGATGTCACCAATGGCGGCTTCTTCGATTGTGGCGACCACGGCGACTCGCCGGACGGCTTGATCGGCGCTGACGGCGTGCTTGAGATCAAGTGCGTCACCGCTGCCGTTCACTACGCCACGCTGAAGAGGGGCTCATTCGACCCGGCCTATCGCTGGCAGTTGGTCAGCCATCTGGACTGCACAGGGCGGGACTGGGTCGACTTCGTAAGCTTCTGTTCCGAGTTCCCCGAGGCGAGCCAGCTCATTGTGTACCGATCAACCCGTGACGACTTCAAGGTCGAGCTGGAGCGGCTGGCCGAGCGGCGCGCCAAGTTTCTTGAGCTTGTCCAGTCAACGCTGGCAAGCATTCCGAGGTAGACACCATGATCAGCAACAACCTAAGCCTGGTCGAGCATCATCGGCCACAGGCTGACGCCATATCCGAGCAGATCGCCCAGTTCCTGGCGGCCGGCGGCCAGATCGACGAACTGCAAAGCCCGCCACGCAATCCCATCCCGCCGCCCCGCTCGACCCGGATAGACCCTGAAACGGTCCTCAAGCGCAAACCCCGGCCTCTGTCCCTGGCCGAGCGCCGCGCCCTACGCAAGATGGCGGATTCGCTATGAAGTCGAAACGCAAACCCAATAACGGCTTTGCCAGGGCCGAGCGCAGTTGCCGGGCGCTGCTGCGCACCAACCACGTAGCGGTGGTGAACATCGACCCGAGCGGCAGCCAGGTCATGGTGAACTGGAAGAATTGCCGCCAGATCCGAAGCGTGGCGGTTGCCAACGCCATCTTCGACTTCTCCTACCACTGGACGATCTACATCGCCGCCATGTGTCGAGACGAACGCGGTGCCGAGTACATCAAGTCGGTCGAGATCTCGCCGGAGGGAATCTACAAAGTTGAGCGCCTGACCGATGCCATCGAGCATTACTACCTGGAGCTGCGGAACAGCGCGAACCCAAACCACCTGGTGGCGTCAGGCTGGATCGCCATCCCGGACGAGGTTTCGATGGAAGAAGCCCAGGCCGCGAAGCTGTTCTACGCCGCCGGCGCCTGGCACCAGGTGAAGGTAGCAGCGTGAGACGTTTTCGCACCCAACAACGCAAACGACAGACCTGGCTGGCACTGCCGGCCAGTGGAATCGAAGGAGCAGGCCATGGCCGAAACACAGCAGCCGACGGCGGAAGCGCTAAAGCAGCGCCGAAAGCGCGAGAAGGCAGCAGAGACGGTTGCAAAGCTGGGCATCGAGAAGTTCACGGTTGAGGTTGCCGGCATTTTCAAGAAGGACCTTCAGCAGGTCATGAAGGCCCACGGCATCAACAACCAGCAGGACGTTCACCAGCGGCTGCTGATGAACCTGATCGCCGCCGACTTTGAGGCCCAGGCCAAGATGCTGAAAATAAAAACGACACCTTTCGTTGTTACTGAAAAGGTGTCGCGACTTATCCAAGATGCCGGACGGAAGTCGCTCGCCGACGATCCGCCCGAGCCTGACGACGAAATCGAAACTCCGAAATAACCCCTACCCCACGCTGCGCATCCGATTACGGAGGCGAGCGCCTGACTGGAGATAATCCATGGACGATCAGTTCTACCTTCAAGACAGTCGCAGTCATGCCTACGTCGGCGATGGCCTTTCGTTCTGGGGATTCGGCGGTTCCGGGTACGTCACTGACCTGGATAAGGCTCAAGTCTTCACCAGGGACGGCGCTTGCGATCACCGCGACACCGATATCCCATGGCCGAAGGCTTATGTCGATGCCCGGGCGCGCGTTGGTGTCGACTGCCAGTATGTGACGTTGAGCGAAGCGCTAGACCAGCATCCTGACGCAGCCGAGTTCTACATCCAGAAGCCGCAGTGCTGGAACGGCAACAACCTGATTTGGCTTTGTGAGGACGGCGTTTTCACAAGCGACCTATCGAAAGTTTTCGCAGTGCCAAGAGCCCACACCGTCACATGGATCGGAAAGCTCGGCCAATCTGGCGCCGTCGTTTGGCCCAAACCCTACATTGACAAGTTCACCCGCCGCCTGGTTGAGCGCGACGACGTTGACATCAAGGAGGCCTTGCGCGGCACCGGCATAAAGCTGGTAAAGCCCAAGCCGCCACGCATGATGATGTTCAACTGCGAGGGTTGTGGCCGATTCATCAGTGACGCGCAACGCTACCGGGAAGACTGCCGCAACTGCGGAACAAGCAACACGCCTTGATCCGGCCTCATGCCGGGCCATCAACCAATAGCCCACAAACTCGAATCACGCCAACCGGCGAGGATCCCGCATGGAAATTACCTACGGCTCGGTCTGCTCGGGCATCGAGGCGGCAACGCTTGCATGGAAGCCGCTCGGCATGCAGGCCGCCTGGTTCGCAGAGATCGAAGCTTTCCCGTCGGCAGTCCTGGCCCACCACTACCCCAACACGCCGAACCTTGGCGACATGACAAAGCTCGGGGCCCTGGTGCTGGCCGGCAAGATTCCGGCACCCGACGTGCTGGTTGGCGGCACTCCTTGCCAGGCCTTCAGCGTGGCCGGGATGCGCGAAGGCCTCACCGACCCCCGCGGCGCCCTCACCATCAAATACGTGGAGCTTGCAGATGCAGTTGACTATGTTCGCGCCGGCCAGCGAAAGCCCGCCAGCGTCATCGTCTGGGAGAACGTCCCCGGCGTCCTCAGTGACAAAGGCAACGCCTTCGGATGCTTTCTTGGCGCGCTTGCTGGGGAAGACTGCGAATTGCAGCCTTCAGGGAAGAAATGGCCGAACGCTGGTTGTGTGTATGGACCCAAAAGAACAATCGCGTGGCGGGTCCTGGACGCCCAATATTTCGGACTGGCCCAACGACGCCGTCGTGTGTTCGTTGTCGCAAGTGCTCGAGACGGATTCGATCCCACCGAGGTACTTTTTGAGCGAGAAGGCGTGCGCCGGGATACTGCGCCGGTCCGAGGCCAGGGGCAAGACGTTACCGGAACAGCTCCTTTCGGCCCTTCGCTCCAGTGCGGATGTGGCTACGTCTTCCCTGAATCCCTAGGCCAATACGGCTGCCCGAACTGCGAGGGCGACGAAGGGCCGGCGGTGAGTATGTTCGGCGGGATACCGGCGTTCGGCGGCCACAGCCTGTATGGGTCGATCGAGCGGGCCGCCACGCTAACCGCGAAGGACAGCCGGCTGGATGTCGAAAGCGAGACGTTCTTTGTCGCGCCAACTCTCGCCGGCGGCGCGCGCAAGTCCGGCGGCTACAGCTACGACGATGTGCCAGTTGTTGCCGCAACCCTGGATGCAAGCTTCGGACGCCTCCAAGGCTGCTCTGGCCAGGACGCCAACCATGGACACAGCCACCTGGTGGTGCATGGCACGCAAGACCCGTGCGTGCTGGCGGACCAAGCCCATGCCCTCGGGCGGAATAGTGGCCAGGAGAACGCCGTCTTCGCTATCCAGGCTGGTGCGACCCGAGCCAACCCACTCAGTGGGCCTGACGGGGTTGGCGTCCAAGAGGGCTTGGCCTACACAATCGAAGCGCGGTCGGAGGTGCAGATGATCGCGGCGTTCGCTGAAAACTCGCGGGCTGAGGTTCGCTATGAAAATGGTGACGGTTCAATCGCCGGATCTTTGAGCGGCGGCGGCGGAAAGGCAGGACAAGGAATGCCGACAGCCGTAATCGGGTCGGGTGTCCGCCGACTAACGCCGCGCGAATGCGAACGACTCCAGGGCATGCCCGATGACTACACGCTGATCCCGTGGCGCGGCAAGCCCGCCGAGGACTGCCCGGACGGACCGCGCTACAAGGCCATCGGAAACAGCAAGGCGGTCCCCGTCGTTCGCTGGATCGGGCAGAGCATCCTCAAACAGATCACACCCAGCCCGTACGGATGATCGCATCGATCAGTCGAACAACGGCGGCGATCAGTTTTACCCATGCAGTGAGACGTTTCATTGTTTGAGCCCTTTGGCGTTATCGAAGCCAACGAACTCAACGATGAATCGGAAGATGTCGTAGAACAGCGCGATTTTTCGTAACCCCCACTCCACCGCCCGGGCATGCCCCGGCAAAGGACGCCAATCGTGATCAACCTCTTCTGGCGAATCATCGCCAAGGTACTCGCGCGCCAAGCCATCTCCGACTGGCTCATCACCCGCGCCAAGCTCACCCCGTACCAGCACATCATGTCCGCCGACGGCCAGGAGATGTACATGGGTCGCTGGTGGCTGTTCAACCCGTACAGCCGGAAGACGCATAAGCCCTCGCTGTGGTGGTGTCCCTGGTCTTTCCGCATCCACCACATCATGCGCCCGGACGCTGACCGGGATCTGCACGACCATCCTTGGAACGCCAGAACCATCATCCTGCGCGGTTGGTACAACGAGCAGCGGCCCGCCAGTGACAAATGGAAGAAGGCGGTCATATCGGGAATGGTCGCAGATCCCGACCCCTGGGTCGTCGACTGGGTAATGAAGGACGCTTGCGAATGGATCAGGCGTGACTCCGGAGACACCGCTCAGCTACGGCACGGCGAATACCACCGCATCGATCGGGTATCCCCCGGCGGGGTCATCACCCTCTTCATCACCAGCAAGTGGCGCGGTGACTGGGGATTCCTCGTAAACGGCGTGAAGGTGCCATGGCGCACCTACACCAACACCGACAACTGATTGGAGGTGCTCATGATCCGCCAATACCGATTCAGCGAGCTCATGGCCCGCCTGACCAGCGAGCAGTGGACGGTCATCCAGGATGATCGAGGCAATTTCCTGTTTATGCATTCAGCCTACAAAAGCCGGAGGTTGTGATGGAGTGGGTTCTCGCTGGCTGGATCCTCATAAATATCTTGGTAGCCGCTGCGCTGCCTGTTATCAGCGTTAAGCCCCAGGAGGGTGTATGGAAAGCGTGAAGCGTTATTGGAGTAGCGAAGTATTTGGTCTAGGCATTACGCAGGATAAATGGATCCGCGCTGCCGACTTCGACCGCGTGTCCGCCGAGCGTGACGCCCTGCAGCTGCTGCTGAACGAGCGCGACGAACAGAACCACAGCCTGGAGCAGCGGCGCAAGACAGAACAGCAGGCGGGCATGGCGGCAGAGCGACGGGTTGAGGAGTTGGGTGCGCGCATTTCCGAGACCTCCGCAAAGCTTGAGCTTGCCGCAAGCATGATGGACGACGATGTGCGCGGCAATCGATTTGCCGAGGTGTGCCGTCTCGCCATTTCCGCCCTCAAACCAACCGCCGAGGCTGAAAGCCATGTGGACTGCGGTTCGTGACGAAATATTACCGACGGCTGCAAAGGCAAATGCCAGCGATCCGAAGAATGGAGCAAGCCGTGAAGATAAATATAAACGGTAACCACATCGTTGCGGCTGTCATCGCCCTTCTTGTATGGGTTTTCTTGCTACCGGCGTGGCCTTCCCTATTTGTTTTCATACTTGGTCAATGCGCCGCGACTTACCTCACAAGTTTCCTGGAAGAATTAAACGAGGCTGAAAGCCATGACCAATAAAATCGATAAATTCGACGGCAACCACGGCGGCCCACGCTGCGCCGATCCTGGCTGCTGGAATGATGAGCCTGTGCCGCCTGCTGGCTATGCACCATGCTCTCCCGAACTGCTGCAATCCGGCGTCGATTGCGCAACCGCGCCGCGCTGGTCGAGCCATAAATGGGACGGCCATTCGCATTGGCATCCTGTGCCGCCTGCTGGCGGGGATGTGGAAGAGTTAGCGCCCGATGCTGCCAAGGCAATGCAAGCCGCGCACAATAGCTGCCCATTGCAGTTGTCGGGTATGGATCGCATGGCCTGGATAGCTGATCATTTTCAGCGCTGGTATGTGTGCAGCACAAAGCCGAGCATTACCGACGCGTTGCAGAAACGTATCAAGGAGTTGGTTGACATACACGGCAGTCTGCGTTCCGTATCCCGTCACACCGGTATCGATGTTGGGTACTTGTCCCGTTTGGACAGCGGCGAACGGGACAACCCGAGCGTTGAGGTTCTTTCTATGCTTGGCGTGGCCGTACTGGATAATGGCGCTCACGTCACCCGGCTACAGGCTGAGGTGGAACGGTTGAACGGCGTGCATTCAGAAGCTGGCCGTTTGTACCTTGAGTTGGCAGCCAAACGCGACGCCCTGCAATCCGAACTGACCAAGGCGCGGGAGTTGGTTGTGGAAGGGCTCAAGCACATTGGCTACCTGTCGAATACAGTTTTACAGTGCAGCCAAGGCGACGGGCTTGCAGCAGCGAACGAACGATGCGCCTTGGCTTATGCGGCCCTCAGCTTCAATCAACGGGCTCAAATCCTTCTCTCCAACCAATCCGCGCCAGCCGACAAGGGGCAGGGCGAACCGGTGGCGTGGATGTACAAGGAATACGTGTGGGCAACTGGCCTTGGTGGCTACGTTTGGCGCGACAAGATCGAGCGCGAAGCCCCTGACCTAGCCGCGTCGAGCATCAAGGATTTGACTGCGCTCTACGCCGCCCCGCCAGCGCCGGTAGCGGTGCCTCGCCTAGAAATGGCGAACGTCGTCAGGTCGCACATGGAAATTGCAGGATGCCCAGTGCTGACTAGTAATCAATGCCATGCGCTGGCCATGAAGCTGAACGCCTGCCTCGACGAAGCCGCCCGCCTCAACCCAATCAAGCAGTAACCCCTCCCCCTTCAAAGTCAGCCGCTATAGCGGCAAGGACGAGCTCGACCATGGAAAAGAACAAACTCGGTCCGGACCATTACCGCTATGTCGACGAAATGGACCCACAAGGTTTGGAAGTCATCTGCAAAAAATACGTGGTTATCGGTGAAACCGATCAGTGCTGGTACATCGTGGAGGAATTCCACAACAGCCTCTTCGGCGGCCCGCATCGTGAGTCGATGCTGAAGCAGTACCGCAAGCGCGTGCTGAAAGATGGCGGCGAGCACGGCCGGCGATTCGCCTACACCGATAAGGCCTTGGCGCTGCGCTCGTACAAACACCGCAAGTCCTGGCAGATGCGCCATGCCCAGCTTTCGCTTGAGCGCGCCCAGGCCGCCATTGCGTACTTCGGCGACGCCAAAACTGAAAGCGCCGTGCCAGCAAACCGCTTGGTGATTCCTTGCGAATACATTCAATCCATGAACTGGAGCGAATGCTGGTGACCGACCACACCGAACTGAAGCGGCTAGCCATGGCTGCGCCAGCCGGGCCCTGGTATCAGCATGGCGGAATCAAGCAGGTCGTCGACCGTGACTGTGAGGCTGTCTGCGAAACCTTCGAGGAGGACGGCGACTGCGCTGTCGCTCGCTTCATTGCCGCCGCCAACCCAGCCGCCGTCCGAGCCTTGATCGACGAGAACGAAGCACTGATCCAGGCGCTCCAAGCCATCACCGCCCAGGTCGACGGCAACATTCGCCCCACCGTCCGTGACTGCGTAAACGGGCAGAACAACGTCCAGGACATCTATGGCTACTGCGATCAGATCGAATCGATTGCAGCGGCAGCGATGAAGGAGCCACAGCCATGAATCACCGACTAAAAGCTGCATGGGTCGCCGCCCGCACATCCGCCAAGCGCGAAGCAGGTCTCTTCATCGCAATGATGATCTTTGCGCTTGTCGTCGCGCTGGTCGCCGCTCCGATAGTCCTGCTGTTCCAATTCCTACCCGGCTGGGCATGGCTGGTGCTGTTTGGAATCGGCGTTATCTGGATGATCTTCGGCGAGACGATTACAGCCGCCATCAATGCCTATCGAGGAGAACAGCCATGATCCTCCCCCCGCTCTACATGGCCTGGCTCATCTACAGGGGGCCGAGGCCATGAGTGGAATGATTGGCGCCCGAGAGACTCAGCCGAAGCACAAGAGCGTCGAGTGGTACACGCCCGCCTGGATATTCGAACGGCTCGGCCTGCAGTTCGACCTCGACCCATCCAGCCCGCACGACTATGTGACGGCGGTACCGGCAAAGACGAAGTACACGATCTTCGATGACGGCCTATCGAAGGAATGGTCGGGCCGGGTTTGGATGAACCCACCCTACGGACCGGACACAGGTTTCTGGATGCGGCGCCTGGTCGATCACGGTGACGGAATTGCGTTGGTGTTCAGTCGTACCGATGCCGAGTGGTTCCAGGAAGCAATGGCCTGCGCCTCGGCGACCCTGCTGATAAAGGGCCGCATCGCCTTTGTGCCTGGACATGAGAACAGTCACAAGAAGGGCCGCTCGGGAGCCGGTAGTGCGATGTTTGCTTTCGGCGATGAATGCGCGATCGCGCTGCAAGGCTTGGCAGATCTCGGTGTTCTGGTACCGCGAATCACTGCTTGACCTCCTAACCCCAATCCACCTACAGCCTGCCGGTGAACGGCGGGCGAGGAATTCTGCATGCCAAAAGTAATGCAATCGGTCGCAGACCCGGGCGCGGAACACGGCTTCCGAGTAGAGCCTGCAACATATGAGCAGGCCGAAGCGGTAGCAGGGTTCAGGCTTGATCGGCGCCGCAAGTACTGGATAACCGAGGAAGGCGAAGTCGAGGAGCAAGGCGTCGTGACCCTGTCCTGTAGCGGGTGCAGTTGCGGATGTGAGGGTGGATGCAGTTGCGGCCCATCGTCCGGATGCAGCGAGTGCGGCTACACGGGCAAACGGCGCTTTCACTTCGGGTACCCCGCTCAATCCCCCGAGCAGCGAAAAGAACTTCGGAACCTTTAACCACCTTCTGCCGCTGCGCGGCATGGAGCACACACATGGCAACTGCAGAACTGCACGGCCAGAAGATCAACCCGTTCGAGCAGGGGTACGCGGCCTTCCTCAAGGGCGTGAGCATCAAGCAGAACCCGTTCGAAACGGAAAACGACACGTTGCCGGCCTCCAAGCGGAGGTGGGTGGATGGGTGGAATAAGGCGCAACGTGAAACTGGGAGAAGGGCATGAATGCAGAGATCGCGCTACTCCCGCGCTTCATCCGGGCGAAGCAGGCGCCGGCCTATCTCGGCATGTGCCGGGCGGTGTTCGACGCCGAGGTTCGCCCTCACGTCCACGAATTTCCCATCGGGGAGCGTGGCGTTGGGTTTGATCGGCAGGAGCTGGACGACTGGGCCTCGGCCTATGTTGAGGCAAAGTCCATTGATAAAAAGCGCGCCCCGGAGCAACAATCGCCCCGCAGCGAGCGCCAGCAAGGAGATAAACCATGGCGCGAAAATCGATCACAGGCCTCTCCCAAAGGAAAGGTATCTGGCATATCGACAAGAAGATCAACGGCGAAAGACTTTACGAATCTACTGGCACAACTGACCGACAGGAAGCAGAGCGGTACCTGATCTTCAGGCTGGAGCAGATCCGGCAACAGAAGGTTTACGGCGTCCGAGAGGTGCGAACGTGGCGGGATGCCGCGATGCGATTCCTTGTAGAAATCAAGGATCAACCCTCGTTCAAGCTTTCCGCGCATCACATCGCCCAGCTGGACCCGTTCATCGGCGACATGCCGCTGACCCACATTGATGACCAGGCCCTGGCGCCTTTCATCAAGGACAGGCTGGCGACAAAGAAGCTGGAGAGCGGGAAGGTAAAGAAGGGAGTCAGCAACAGAACGGTGAATATCTCGATCGAGCGTGTGGTTCGGGTTTTATCGTTGTGTGCCAGGAAGTGGCGAGACGATGAGCGCAGGCCGTGGCTGGACAGCGTGCCGATGCTCACGAAGCTGGAGGAGAAGAAATCGAGCAGGAAGCCCTACCCGATGTCCTGGGCAGAGCAATCGATTCTCTTTGCGGAATTGCCGGCTCACCTGCAAACGATGGCGCTGTTCAAGGTGAACACCGGCACCAGGGAGCAGGAGGTCTGCAAGCTGAGGTGGGATTGGGAAATTTCGGTACCTGAGCTGGGCACCAGTGTGTTTCTGATCCCCGCCGACTTCGGCGGACGCCATGCACGATCCGGCGTGAAGAACGGCGACGAGCGACTGGTTGTGCTCAACAACGTGGCGAAGTCGATCATCGAGCAGCAGCGGGGCCTGAGCAAGGAATGGGTTTTTCCTTACAACGGCACCGCAATGCACCGGATGAACGATTCGGCATGGAAGAAGGCGCGGGTGAGAGCGGCGAAACTCTGGCAGGAGGAAAACCTTCGCCCCGCTCACCCTGGGTATGCATCCATCAGGATCCATGACCTCAAACACACGTTTGGCCGTCGGCTCCGCGCAGCAGGCGTCACCGAGGAAGATCGTAAAGCTCTTTTGGGCCACAAGAACGGCAGCATCACCAGTCACTACTCGGGCGCCGAGCTCGGGCATTTGATTGAAGCTGCGAACATGGTATCAGCAACCGATTCGCGTGGACCGGTGCTGACAATCTTGAAGAGGAAACAGGCGTGAAAAATCGAGGAGTCACGCAAAAGTCACGCGCATGAAAAAGGCCAATGCTTTGAACACTGGCCTAAGTCATTGAAAAATATGGTCGGGACGGAGTGATTCGAACACTCGACCCCTAGCACCCCATGCACGCAGTAACTTAGCAAGACATTGTAAATAGGCCGTTTTTACTGGCGCTCGCTGCAACCGAATGCCCACCAGTGCTTATAGATGCGTGAGAAAGTCACGCAAATGTCACGCTACCCTCCTCCGGCGTCCTGCCGACCGAACACAATCCAAATCCTACAGCTCGTCGCTTCACCCTCGCCCAGGCAACCTCGCCTCGATTACTGTACATCCAAACAGTATCCAGCAAGCGATCCCCCATCATGAACTTTGAACAAGCCAAAGCGCTTCGGCTTCAGCTATGGCAAAAAAACCTCGACGACCACGATTTTCGAATGCGGAACCCGGAAGCGCATCGCTCAAGCCTTCTTGAATCCTCCGCCAAGCTCGCCGAGGAAAAGCTGATTGATCGAATGGAACAGTTCGCCATGGATGAAATGGCGAATGCCGCGTACTGGCACGCCGTGGAGGAACTACAATCGAACCCGACAATTTTCCGGCCCTCATATGGTTATGACGTCTTCCCCCGGGACGGCGGGCCAAGGATCGGGACGATTTTCCATTCTGTTCTACGCCTGGATGCAAGCAGCGCCGATTCACTCCGCCCCTATGACGGGAAGGTTTACCGGGACGAGACTGGGCTGGTGCTGAAATACAGTTACTCGACGGAAACCGGGAGCATCGAGGGGCTGGTCCTGACGATGGCAGACGGAAGGCAGTTCGACCTGATCGAGGCCAGGCGGATGGTGCAGGGAAAGGTGTACACAGCTATTGAGGATCCAGACGTGTATCGCTGGATGGTCGATGTCGTCCAGGTCGCTACTGAAACCCGGGACGTCGACATCGTGGAGAGAATCAGGCCCTTTCTGGAACTGGCGAGATTCCGTCAGTGCTCGACGTGCCTAGACCGTTTTGGCAAACGAGAGGATTGCACTGCATGCAACGGCCAGGGTTTCGTCCCCAAGCTCTTGAGCCGTAGCTATCTTCATAATTCAGAGGGCTGAATATGTGTGGACGACTCTCGCAGTACTCCGGCATCCACGACTTCGTGGCGGCCCTGAGCATGCCCAACGCTTTGGTCAATTCCGCCGGCGACCAGCCGCTGGAGAAGTACAACGGCGCCCCGTCGCAGCAGCTCGCGCTCTTCCACTTGGAGGATGATGTCCTACACGCCGATCTGGTGCGCTGGGGCTGGCGACCGCACTGGGCCAAGGACCGCGCAGCACCTATCAACGCCCGGGTGGAGAAAGTCGCCCACGGACCGTTCTACCGGTCGATCTGGCCGAACCGCGCCATCACACCGATCAATAACTGGTTTGAATGGGTCGACGAGGGTGGACCGAAGAAGCAGCCCTACCTGATCCGCCGGCGGGACCAGGCTCCTGTCCTGTGCGCGTCCATCGGCCAGTTCCCCACCGGTGGCCGGGAGTCTGGCGAACATGATGGCTTCGTCATCATCACCGCCGACAGCGCGGGCGGCATGGTCGACATCCACGACCGCCGACCGGTGGTGCTGGGCGCGGACCTGGCCCGGGAATGGCTGGACCCGGCCACACCCAAGGAGCGAGCCGAGCATATAGTCCTGCATCAGGGCGAGCCGGCCGAGGCCTTCGAGTGGTTCAAGGTGGACCGCGCCGTCGGCAATGTGCGCAACCAAGGCCCCGAACTGATCAGGCCTATCGCCGACCCACTTCTTTAGCGTAGGCCTGGCACGCCTGCAGCGCGATCAACCCCCGGTCGCCGGCATCGGTGATGGCGATAATTCTTTGAGCATGCGCTGGGTCAAGTTGGGCTCGACGGGCTCCATGAACCACGCCGACGGTGCCGGGGGTGGCAGGCACTCCGTTGCAACTGGCAGGGTCCTCGGCGAGGAGGACTGACAGCCGAACATCAGCAGTAGCGAGGCGATCGCGCAGGCGATCTTGATTACGTTGGGCATCGGTGAGTGCTCGGTGGTGGGTTTGGTCATCTGCGGCGAGCTGCTGCTCCAGGGCCAGACGCTTGCCCTGCTCTGCCTGAACCTGGTCCGCGGCCGCGCTGCCGATCTTGGCAAGGTCGGATAGGTGCGCATTGGTCTGATCGGCGAGCTGACCGCTATACCGCCAGTCCTGCACCTTCCACGTAGCGCTCATGGCCAGGATCAACGCCACGGCCATGCCGGCGATCAGCAGCTTCAGGCTGGCGGGGCTCATGGCACGTCCTTGAAGAAGATGTGGTTGCCCAGGCGGAAGGTCTGGGTTGCGTCCTTGGCCCAGGCTGGCGGCTTCGGCATCGTGGTCGCGTAGTAATGGGTCGCGCCATTGGTGATGTCGGGCTCCTGGCCGGAGATCACCAGATCGGCCGCACGCTGCGCCTGGGCGAACTGCTTCGGCGGGATCGGCTTGGCGCCGCTCAGGTAGGGATAGTTCGGATCGTTCTTGTTCCAGCAGCTGAACTGCCAGGGCTTGAGGCACACGCCGGCATAGCCCTCGCCCCACCAGGACTTATCCTTTCCATCGTTCACGCGGTTGCGGATCACGCAGGCCACGGCCACCTGGCCGGCGAGACCTTCGCCGCGGGCCTCTCCGTAGAGCGTGCGCGCGAGGATATCGCGGTCCTTTTCGGTTGCGGTCATAGCTTTTCTCCAGACGAAAAAAAGCCCCGACTGGCGGGGCTTCGTGTATTTGTAACGCTTAGCTTGCGCAAGCATCTATGTTGTCAGCGACCGCCCTAAGGGATTCAGCAACCTCTTCGGACCCTCCGCCCATCATCGTGTGAACACTGAAGTATCCAGTGTTAGCTGCGGAGCCTGTACTTAATTGCGCCTGCTGGATTTCAGAAAACTTGTACTCCACCCCTCCAGACGAGGCTGGCTGTATGCTCAGCGTGTACCTAACGGACCGATCAACCATTGCGCTTGTGTATCCAGTCGCGCCTTTTGCAACGAGCTTTGTCTGATCCGGCGAAATGTACTGAATAACACTGCCACCGCCGACATGGGAGGTGGACCCTGCGCGGTAATAGGCGCCGGTGTATGCACCAGTAAAGCTCCCCGAAGAATCGCCAAGCGTAACACCGTCGTTTTTAACACTGCTCGCTACGCACATTGGCAGCTTGTCACTTGACGGCTTTCCAGGCTTGGTGATGCTTAGAGATCTGATGTAGTTTCCATCCAGATCAACGTCTCCATAGCGCGACAAGTCCTTCGGCGCCATCGAGCATCCGGATACGGAAAACAATACCAGCAATGCAATTGCGTGCCTAATCATGCAAACCTCCCTATTAAATGAGGGCAATCTACCACCATGCACGGGCAGCGTGAGCAATACCCTTTAGGATTTCCTTGCGCGCCAGAACATGCTTATTGACTGGCGGAGCTTCGATATTGTTGCTTAGCTACATTGGGGCGGGGGCCGCCTTGGCTGGCACCGGTCTTTTGCCTGATCCAAGCAATCGGCTCAGCAGCGTTCGACCAGGCCCCTCAACCAAATGGAATGTCAAAGCAGATGCGGCGATGGACAAGCACACCACGACTATGAACATGGGGATCCCAGCAAGGCCGGCCCAGATTTCCGAACCCGCCGCCTGCTCGGAAACGATATACCGCATGATCACCTGATGGCTCAGGTAGAGGCTGAAGCTGATTTCTCCAAGATAGACCAAGGGCCTGAAGCTAAGCGCTTTCGACAGCGCCCCGCCGCCTGACGACAGCGTCACCAGCAGAGCGACGAGAGAGAGATAGGCGATCACCTTGGCGACGACGCTCATACTCTCGGCTAGAAGTTCAGACGCCGCAATGCCGGCGACAAACAGGAAGCCTCCCGCCAGCTCTATCAGGGTTCGATAGGCAAAGCCGCTTTTAATCCGATCACGGACGCGATCCCACGCGACCCACGCAGTCATGCCAAGGCAGAACTCGAACGCCCTGGCGAGCGGAAACGTGTAGGTGAACGACGTGCTATGCAGTTCTTGGGCACCAGCGCGCAGAGGAAGAAGGCTGCCGACCCAGGTCATCAGGATCAGGAGCCCGAGCGTCACAGAGAGCTTCCAAGGCCAGTTCCTCCGGATGCCAGGGAACAGCAGCGGGAAGAAGCAATACAGCATCATTTCCGTGGATATGCTCCAGGACAAGCCATTGAACGAGAACGAGTGAGCCCGGAACGGTGACCATGCATGCAGCATCGACAGGTTCAAGCCAAGAGTCGGCCACCAGCCGAACATGCCCTCACCTACTCGAATGCCTACGCCGTTGCCGACCGGTATCAACCAGATGACCGCCAGGGTCCAAAACAGATGGGCAGGCCAAAGCCGGCTGAAACGAGCCTTCATAAAGGGGCCGAACGAAAACCCGTCCTTCGATCCATACCGATGCATCAAAATGAAACCGGACAGGATGAAAAAGAACGAGACAGCGAAACTGAAAATGTATTGGTGGTCGATAAAGTCAAACTGGAATATCGATCGAGCATGCATCAGCAGGACCATGCCTGCGGCAAAGAAACGCAGGCTGGTCAAGGGTGTTAGGTAAATCATCGGGGCTCTCCGTGCGAGCACGAATTGTACCGATGATCACTACAAATGACATCTGTTGCGCCGTTTTACTGCGTGCCGCAGGCGCTAGAATGCAATTGCGCTCGATGTACCATCAACAGATATCCTGTCACGGCCAGACCACAGATCCCGGTAAATGATTATCGAGCTGTTTTGAGCGACAATGTCCTCGGTTGCATTTCCGTCAAACACGCATCCATCAAGGTACATGCGCACCCCAACGCCCGTCATAGCTTCCGAACTGGCGGTAACTCCGGTAGTTCCGTTAGCTCTGCTGGTGCACCCGGCATTGTAGGACTGAGCATCGTTTGCGTCCGCAATCCCTGGTCCCGAATTGCCGTGATAGTGACAACCTATGCGCAACCCTCGTACCGCTTCATGAGACGTTGAGCCATTGCCGGTTATGACACCACGGTTTTCCGTGCCGATACAGTCAACTTCGATGTAGTGTGGATCGAGCGTGCCTACTCCATCAGGTCCGTGGTAGTTAAATCCATCGTTTCCGTTTCGTGACGCGCGACACCTCACGGCAATCGAGAGGCCCATATTTTTCATTTGCCAACCGTCGCCCGTGAGCTGCCCACAGCAACCGATATTTTCTCCAAAAACGATGGTGTTACCGTTGCCGCCGCGAACAGAAAACGCGCCAGCATTGCCGCCTATATAATTGATATTGGCGTGATGAAACTTTTTGTCTATGCCAGTTACCCGCATAGGAGCTGTCTGGTAATAAAATACAGAGGCCCCATTGGGCGCAGCTAGATCCGGCATAGAAATAAATAGTTCCGTCGCACTACGGAACCACGATCCCGGAACCGAACCGACACCCGCAACATCTGGCGCAGGAAGTAGCGTGAGAGGGTTGCCAGAACTATCTTGGTAATCCAGGGCCACCACGCCCGTTAATGCTGAGTCGGTGTTTCCCTGTTTATAAACCCCCGGCGTACCTGTTGCGCTCCATGTTGGGGAGGTATTAGCCACCGGGCCCGATATAAAGTTAACTTGACCGCCAACGCCTTGGATAGAAATACTTCGAGTTCCGACATACGTGCCTATGTGCTGAGCAGCGAAGTAATTCCCAGTCGATACGAAAATCACATCTACATCGGTTTTCTGGGACGCTACCGCAACGGTAGCCAGGGCGGTGGCCCAGGAGGTGCCCGCCGCTGCATCACTGCCGCCACGAGCCGCCGGCTTAACGAAATAGGCCTTAAGGTTCATCGCGGCGTAGTTATCAGGCGTAGCAAAAGCGCCGGGCGGCTTGTATTTATCCAGACTACTGATCAGCACAGCGTTGCCAGACCCGTCTTTTCTAAACCAGATAGTGCCGAAGCGAGTGTTGAAATCAGAAGGCGTGGAATAGATGCCTGACCTGCCTACAGAGCCAAGGTTCTTTGTGGCCAGTTTCAGGGTTGTGCCCAGGTTTCCGCCGCGGGTTCCTTCTGCAAAGTTCTGCGAATCTGCGATCGCAGTGGTAAGTGTCGAAATTGCGTCAAGTATGGCCTGGTTCAGCCGCTTCAGTTCAAAACCAACGGTGGCTGCCGCGTAGGCGTTATCGGAATCGAACCCGATCATCCCTGATCCAGTCGACAAGGCCAGCGCCTGTCTTACTGCGGCATCCCCGATAGCCTGAAGCTTCGGCGCATCCGTCGCCCAGGTGCCAGTGAGCGTCAGCGGAATGTCCGCCGCATTCATGACCCGGTAGAGCTCGCCGTCGCGCTGGATGGCCTGGGTCTGCCGTTGAACGACCACGCCAGCGCCATAGACCAGATAGACCGATTCATACCCCTGGGCAATCAGGTAGTCGGTTACCTGCTGCATAAGCCCAGCCCAGGTCTTAAGCACTTTCCCGAGGCGGCCCGGCCACGTCAGATCCGAACTGTTTACGAGCTTATCCGCAATCTGGGCGTTATCGATAAGGTCGCGCGGATCATCAGAGCCAAAGGGCTCTACTGGATTACCGGTATTGTTAGCCATGGCTTTCCCTTAGGCGAAAAAAAGCCCGCTCAGTGGCGGGCCTTGGAAGGTTTTATTTCTATGCCGTGATGGGCGGTTGGTTGTCGTCGTCTGCGTAGAACACAGGTGAGTATTCGGTGGCGGTTACCGCACAGGATCCATCTTGATTCGGCGTAATTTCCGTGAGCATGGCGGAGTAACCGACCTGCTCGCTCGGACCGAACAAGAAGCGCGCCGGCTCGATGCTGAGGTCCGTGACAATGTCGAAATCAATGGCCGTTGTCGGAACCAGCACCTGGTGGAAGCCAGCGTCCTCCGGCGTGAACAGGCTGGTTACCGTGCCATCGTGGCGCCTGATCACGGCTCGCGGTTCTGTAACGGACCAGTCCATTTGCTCACTGAGGGTGAGCAGGTATTTCCCGGATACTGACTGCACCTCCATGATCAACGCGCTGGTGGTGGTGTTTGGAATGTCATCAGCCAGGATGATGTGGTCGATATCATCAAACACCAGAGCATCCATCTCGGTATCCACCGTGTAGCCCCAGCGCGAGTATTGGTACTTGCGCAACTGACGCATCCCAATGCGCCAGGCCCGGGTCCTGTCGGTAACCCCGTCGAGCTGGATTTTCTCGACCTTCAGCTCCAGGCTACCGGGCAGCCGGCACGGAACCGTCTCCTTGCGGCGCGTGAATTGATCGATGTACTGGACGTCAACACCGTCAAAATCATCAGGGCTTGGAGCCGTGAAGCTTGCGGTGAGATCGCTCGTCATCTCATGAGGAGTTATGACCCCGCGAGGAGGCTGGATTCCTTCACGCTTAACGCTGAGAAGACCATTCCCGCTCGACAGATGCGACATGCCGGCTGCAAATATCCCTTGAAGCACTTCGCGCAGCGGTATGGCTTTTTCATGTGCCATATCGTAGAGCTCGCCGCGCGGCGTCCAATAGTCCTGGTCAACAGAATCAATGGCGTCCATGTCCAGCAGGGATTCGTCAATCCCAAAGCCCTGGCAAACATGCATGGTCGCCCCCTTGATAGAGCGCATGGGCGCGCTATCGTATATCCGTGTCGGGACGCAGCTGATCTGTCTTTCAGACTGAGCGCTAAGACGATCACCGCCACGAATTTCCATGGTCATGGTGGTGAGGCCTTCATATACAGGGACGTCGCCAAGCCTGGTTCTAAGGCCGAACCACTGGATTGCGTCCCTCCAGGTTCCGCCAGCAACAGGCTGGGTTCTGCGCATTTGGAACTCAGGACGCAGCGGGTAGGGAAATGCGACGTTGTGGGTGAAGCCGATCTGGTCAGGGGTGGCTTCCACGTAGGTGTTGGTTATTGTTGTCCAATCCCCCCCTAGCGCAGCGTCCCTCCAGCGAACCTCTATCGATTTTTTGGCATATTTTATGTTGCCTTTTTTGCTGTAGTGGCAAAGCCCCTGACTGAAGAAAACATCATATTCGGCTTCCGTGGCCAGTTCGTTTTCAGGACAGCCCATGAACGATCCAATCCAGTTCCCTGCCCCGCCACTTCCTGTGAGGGAGAAGTCGAGCAGAGTCCTGGCTGTGAATCCGCCCCACCCCGCATCAACTGCGCCCGCGTCGGTGAGCCGCTGAACCGTTGCGGTCAGACCGCTGATGGAGATCAGGTTGTAACGAAACCCGCGGTAACCGATCGCCAAGCGTTGTTGGCCTGGATCAAGCCCGGTGAACGGCGAGCCACCCTCGAAATTGAGGGTGATGTATGCAGCCTGTTCAGCGGTTCCTCCGCTCGATGCGGTCCCGACAATGTATGTCGGGGCCACGCCAAAAATCGGCACAGGGGCGCTGGTTTGCGAGATCGTCCCGCCCTTGTATGGGCTGGATGGCTCAATCAGTCGGATGCGCCCTGAGTTGTCCTGCGCCACCAGGCCGCTGCCCGAAAGCTGCCCGGTGATAACGGACACCAGGCCACTCATGTTGACGTAGTCTGCGTTGAGCGAAACTGTTTTGGTAACTCCCTGGAAGGTAACGGACCACACCACGGCGCTCGATGTGAAGTTGTAGGTTGATGGCGATGCGCTCGCCGTCACCGAGGACGGCCCACCACCTACGCCTGGAATTGGCGCCACGTAAGGCGAATAGCTCGCGATAATCAGGTCGAGATCGGTGTCACTGCTGAGAGAGACCTTCATGCCTACAAAGGGCTGGAGATCCGCCAGCGCACCAGCGATACGGCTGTACCCGCCGGACGAGGAAACGGTGTAGGTGTCTGGCGTTACCAGCGTTAGTGCGGTACCGGCAACCCAGTGCTCTGGGAATTGCGGAGAACTGCCAAGCAGCGACACGGTGGCGCCGTTTACCAGCATCGAGTCCGCCAACGCCGCGGAATCGCTTGGCGCCGTACTGGCAAGGTCAAGGCCGGCGGTCCCGGCATTGGTACCGCCCACCGAAGGCACGGGATACCAATTCTCTGATCTTGCATCGGCGGCGAGCGATGCCCCCGGTTCATATACCGCATAACTGATGTCTGATCCGAACGCCGCAAAAGGCGTGTCCCCGACCTTGAAGCTGCTGGGCGGAATAGAATGTGACCCCCTTCCAATGCCCATGCACATCGTTGTGACCATGGTTCGCTTGTTCACAAACCGGGAAATTGGATGGGTCAGAAGGTCGGGATAGACCTTGGCCTCACCCAGGATCTCGCGGATCGGCGAGTTGAGTTTTGCCCGGTTGCCTGTAGCCGTGGCTGTATCAAGGTCGTCTCCCTGTTGCTGGCTGCCAGCTTTCCCGGCCTTGGGCATGGTCAGTACAATGATGACCGAGATAACGGCGAGAGCCACTGCCGCCCATGCGGCATAAGCCGCGGCGGTACCGGCAACACCTGCTACAGGGAATATTTGCACCAGGTCATCGGGCCCGACTACAGCACTTTCCCACTGATTCACCGGCACGGTAACGCCATTGATCTCTATGCAGATAATGTGATCTGCACTGATATCAAAACCCTTGACGTTTCTCCTGAGCCAGCCCGCCATGGTTGTTGGCTCTGCAACTTCGTGGATTTCAAGCGGAATGCTTTCCCCTTCTTTCACGCCAAGCCTGGATGGATATATCTCAATCACTTGTAGTACTCCACTCGCACGAAGCGGCGCTTTAGCCTGTGAAGGGGTAGGCAGATGACTTTCTGCTTGATTGTGATTTCCATCGCTTCGAGGGATCCTTCGCAGCGAACGACCACGCCGACGTGGCGCATCTCGCTACCCTGATACATGGCAATCAAGGCACCCTCCTCAGGCTCGCAGGGGGTGAGTGTCGGAAACCACTTCCCGGCCACCTCGACCATTGAACCGTCACCCGACCTGATGTCAGGCCAATCTGGCCAGTCAGGCAGCCCCAACTCACGACGGACCTCCAGCACCAGCCCGTAGCAGTCAACAAGCGGCCACACTCTCCCGCCCTCCAGGTACCGACCCGCAAGGTATTTTTCGTGATCGATCATTTATTGGTACCGCATGCCCGGGGCGAAATCGCCGGTATAGTTGTGGCGAAGCCAGAGGGTTTCGAGGAGGTTGAAGTACCCGGCCACGATCTGGGCTTCGGTTGCGGTAACGGATCCGTTTTTGACCTTGAAGCGAAGGATCTTCGACGGGTAGGAAAGGTCGGTGCTGATGTACTCCCTGTACACCAGGTTGATCTGTCGACCATCCTTGAGAGCCGCCCGCAGAAAACCGGAAACGCTCCCGTCGATGTTGCACAGCGCAAACTTCAAGTCTTGCTTTCCGTCGCTCCCCCTCTTTGGCAAGGCCATCGAGATGCCGCACGCAATAAACGTTGCCAGCCCACCAGTTTCCAGGCCTACCTCGATATCCTCGAAGCCATTGGTAAGGAAGTGATGGGCAACGCCATCGGTGATTTCCAGCGTTCCGTGCAGGATCTCGGGACCGCTGCTGGAGTAGAGGCGATTCAATACGGCGCTGGTCATTGAGGCCACTCCTTATTGATCGCCAGATCCAGCAAGTTCATGTGAAGGATGTATTGCGGGGCGTAGATGGCCCAGCCTCCTGTCAAGATCGGGCGCTCCCAGAGCTGCAGGGTTGCGCTGACCGTCCAGTGATCAACACCGAACAGCTCCGGGCCGTCGTACATGTCGAGAAAGTGGGCCTTGTAGGGCATCAGCCCCTGAGGCGTGCGAAGCTCGCACTCAAACCACTGGGAGCCCGAAATCAGCACTTCCTCAAACCATGCTTCGAAGTACTGGGCCTGAATGCTGGTGAGGCTCCAGGTAACTTTTGCATTAGTTGGGACCGATGCGTAATTTCGCCGGAATCGCGTCCGGCCCGTGCGCATGGCTGTCGCCTTCATCGGGCTGACTGGGTTGAACCCATACCCATCCCGCAGCGGATACGGGAGCTCCTTTGGGTATTGGATCATCGCGCAGCCCTTCCCATGCCCAGCATCTGTTGAATTGCCTTGGCTTCTTTGCCGTTTTCTCGGATGTTCGAGACGAAGTAGTCAGTGATCCACTTCCCATCGACCTGGCTTGACTGGCTTTGCCCGGCCCGGCTCGCGTCTTCGATCACGTTCACCACCGGGGCGGGCCCGGTCATCTGGCGCGCCACAGCGTCTGGCCCGGTGCCTTTGGCTCCGGCACGGATTGGCGATACATTCCCCTTGCGCAGCGCCTCAACGGCAGCAACACCGCCGTAATCGCGAATGTTCTTTTGGCTCCAGACGATTTCGCCCTTGTGCGCAGGACCGGCGTATTCGTGCACGCCGCCTGGGCCGGTGTAGCCACCGTCCGAAAAACCAATTCCTGCGATGTTCGCCACGTTTGCAGCGGTAGCGACACCAACAGCAGCAGCCGCGGCGAAGTTAAACGGAGGCGGGAACGCGGCCAGCGCCTTCTGCACGGCCAGATAGCCGTCCATAGTGGCCTGGACGATTGCCGCCGCCTTGCCGATCGCGGCGAGCTTCTTGTTCCCGGACTGGCTGAGGCTGGCCATGTTGCCGAAGAAGTCCGAGGCGCCAACCAGCAATGCCTGGTTCTTGGCTTCTTCAATCTTCTGGCGGTTCAGGGTGGCCTGCTGATCGATGTTCGCCACGCGCGCGGCGTAGGTCTCTTCGCTGATTGCCTTCAGGTCCAGGTAGGCCGCCTGGCGCTCCAGCTCAGTGGCACGCCACTTTTCAAGCTTCTCAGCGGCAGCATCGAGGCGGTCAATCTCGCTCCCAGCACCGCCCACGGAAGCGTCCAGGCCTGGTGCGGCCGGAGCCTGGGTGACGCCCTCGATCGTTCCTGGTTTCTGAGCGGCGTTCAGATTGATGTCGCGGATCTTGATCAGCGTTTCCAGGCGCTTGGCCGCCTCGACATTCCCCTGGCGCTCGTACTCGGCCAACTGAGCCGCATCATCCAGGGATGACTTCAGGCTGTTGGCTTCGCGGAGTTGCCCGGTCAGCGTCAGCAGCTGCACCTGGTCCTTCTGTGCCTGCTGAATGCCCTTGCTGATCTCCGCTTCGCGCTCGAGTGCTACGTTTTTCTTGAGCTGGGCGGTGATCAGGTCCTGGCTGGCCAGCAGGGACTTCTGGTCGGCGGTGAGCGTCTTCTTGCCTTTGATGTCGGCGAGTTGCTGCTCCCACTTGATCAATGCCTGCGCCTGGGCGCCAACACGCTCAGTAGCGATGCCCTGAGCATTGAGTGAGGCGTTCTGTTGGAGCAGCAA